AGACCAACTGTAGCTACAGCGGTTGTTGCTGCAGAACCTACCATTTGAATAGTATAAACATTTCCAAAATCTTTGATAGATTCATTAACTTCAATTCCAGTAGGATCAATTTCCTCTACAGCAATAATTTCATCTTCGTATTCAAATCTCTCACATCTCAATTCATAAACATAAAGATTATTCAGTTGATAAAAAGGTCGTTTGCCCTCAACATATTTAATTTCAAATAAAGATTCATCAAGAGGCAACCAAATTAAATCTCCCTCTTGTGGCCTATATGCAACTTTTCTTTCATTTTCTGGCCATAATTTTAATAAAGGTGAAATAAAATCATCATATCGTTCTTTTGAAATGATCAAATTTATTTCATCCTTAGATTGAACTCCGAATTTTGTTAATAAATCACCATTACCCGAAAATCCCTCATAATTCATCAGATAGGCCTCTATTCGGAAACTGTCATCAAACTTTGATGCAACTACTTCTTTGATAACAGTTTTCTCACCAACAATTCTTCTTGGCATGTATAGAACATCTTGTCCATACATTTTAAGTTGTTCGTTGATTAGATCTTGAATAAGTCTTTGCTCACTCGGAGATCCTTGTAAAAAATAAGAATTGAGTGGTGCCATATCAACCTATGAGATCTAATGGTGGTAGTTCATATTCATTCTTAAGTTGTTGTTCAAGTTTTTCTATTTCTGAGACTCCATCATCATAAATCTGTCTTCCATTGAGTTGAACTCCACCTGGAAGTTGAACACCATTAAACTTAATCATATTTTGCCCCCACTGTTTTTTGATAAGAGCGGTGAGATATTTCTTTAGCCACCAATCATTATAAAGTCTTGGAGCATCTCCAGGATTTACGATTCGATAACAATCAATAATTACATAATCATTATCTGAAACTTCCTTCCAATCAATATCCAAATACAATTTATGATTTAATTTATTAAAACGAATTTGTGCGTGTGGATTCAAAAGATAGTCTAAATCCTCTAGGTATCTTTTAACCATCGAATAGTTTAGAAGATCTAATGCGCCATAATAATAAACATCATTTAAAAATAATTGATATTTTATATTAAATAATCCAGCAGATGCAGTATTTGTTGAGTTTATTTTGAGAATATTATTAACACCAATAATAGAATCAGGCAAAGGTAAATAATTTACACCTTCAACATAAGTAAGAGATGTTACTCCCGCGCCTACAACATTTGGTGAAGTTGTTGAAGATCCAACTGGGCCAGACTGCTTTAAAATATTTTTAGTTGCAGGAGTAAGTTTATGCTTTAAAAATACACGATCAATTCCATCGTAATGACGCTCATGAAAATATTGAATCGCATCATCGATCAAATTATCGATTTGGTCGTCATCTACGTTTATTTCTAAAACTGGCTTACCTAGTTGTTTAAGGCAGTAATCTTTCAACTCCGCTCTACTAGATGGTTGCGCCATAAAAAAAATACCCCTAGTTTCCTAGAGGTATTTATAAATTATGGGTTACGTTTTCACTCGCCTTTTAGTGTTTTGATTTCATCGCGGAGTTCATTGATTTGAACTTGTTGTTCTTTGATTGCTTCAATTAAAAGACCTACCATATTAGAATAAGCTACCGATTTAGTTCCAGTATTATCTTCACGAACAAGGAATGGAATGACTTCTTCAACTTCCTGAGCAATTACACCCATATGGTGTTCACCAGAATCGATACGATCAAATTCAACACCACGAAGATTAAGAACTTTGTCAAGAGCATTTTCAATCGTAAAGATATTTTCCTTAAGTTTAATATCGGAGTTTGCAGTAACTTGACCCGCAAGAGTAAGATTACCACTCATATCAAGTTGAAGACGGTTTGCAGAAGCAGACCAACCACCAATTCTCAGAACATTATCGGAATCAAGACCCATGTTAACCGCAAAAGCTCCACCTCTATGGAATGACATGAATGCAGAGTTACCACCAGTACAGAATGCTTGTAGTGGTGGGTTACTAAGAGATCCTGAAGTTCCACCTAAATTAGATTGGAAATAGTTTATACCTGTCCAAGTATGCGAATTACCAAGTGCATTAGAAATGCTGTTGGTATTAGTTGCTGTACCATTTAATGTTGCAGTAATTGTACCAGCACTGAAGTTGCCAGATCCATCACGAGCAACAATCGTAGAACCTGTATTGGCACTTGTAGCATTAGATGTAATGGTTACAGCTCCAACAGATGTATTAACCGAAATACCTGTTCCTGAAGTCGCTAGGCTTGTTACAACAAGAGAAGATGCATTGTTTGTATCTACAAATCTATACCATGTTCCCCAAGTGGTATTTCCAGTGCTTAGTCTTTTCCAGAGATTTCCATTAGCAGTGTAAGCCAACTGAATCATTGGACCACCACTATAATCAGTGCCAGTACCGTATTTTCTCCAAGACATTACTCCATTATATGTTCCACCATCAGAGAGTCCATTTGTAGTATTTTGTTTAAAGTCAAATCTTACTTCCATTCCAAATGTGTCTGGATTTGGATTAGTTGATCTTGTATCAAATGATGTTAGAGAATTAGCACGTCCATTTAAATTCGCACTAATCGTTCCTGCACTGAAGTTTCCAGAACCATCTCTTGCAACAATTGTGGATGCAGTGTTTGCAGAAGTAGCGTTAGATGTTACCGTAAATGTAGCAGCACCAGAGTTATTATATGTGGTGGAACCAGAAAGACCAGTTCCAGCAGTATTCAGAGTTAATGTGTTTGCAAGAGGTCTTTGCCATACACCACTATCATTCCAAAGTTGTAGATCAGCTGCAACGTTCCAAGAACCAGTACCATTATTAGATGCATACCATCTTGCACCAAGTCCAGGTCGGAGTACGAACAACTGGTTATTATTATTTCCACTTGGAGCATCATGCACCCATGCACCATTAACATAATAAACGTTAGCGGTTAAGAAAACTATTCCATCCCAAGAAAGAACACTAAACGAAGATTGTGCTGGTTTCTTAATAATTAACTGAGAATCATTGTTGTCTGTGGTTCCATTGACAACTAATCCACCACCGCCAATTGCAGATCCAGTTCCACCAACAATTGTTGTACCTCTAATTGTTCCAGCATTAAAGTTACCAGAAGCATCACGTCTTACAATAGTATTACCAGTGTTATCTGATGATGAAGAAAATCCATTAAGTAATGCAGCGTTTAAATTAGCTACTTCTGTAGTTGATGTAACTGTGAGTGGTGCTGTTCCTGTTCCAATTGTAGAAATTAATCTTGTACCACTAACGGTTCCTGTAGCAGTAAATACACCCGCACCAGTTAATGTTGCAGCAACAGTTGTTCCACCATACCATCTGAATAGTTCTGAGGTAGTTGGAACTGAATGCCATAAAGTAGAACCTTCAATACCTGCCGCATAATCTGCGGAAGAAGCACTTAAATTAGTATAATAAACAACTTTAGTACCAACACTTCTTGTATTAAATGTAGGAGCAGCAACACCATTTGTACCAAATGTAATCCAGTTATTTGTTGAACCGCTAAAGGTTAACTGTGCAACAGTTGTTGAACCTGCAGAAGAAAGTTCAATTCTTCCAGTACCGAAGCTACCAGAACCATCACGTCTTACAATTGCGTTTGCCGTATTCGAGGTTGATGAAGCAAATCCATTAAGTAATGCAGCGTTTAAGTTAGCTACTTCTGTAGTTGATGCAACCGTGAATGGTGCTGTTCCTGTTGCAACTGTTGATGTATATCTGGTTGCCGAAAGGGCTCCAGTAATAGTTAAACCACCAGAATTAGTCAAGGTGAATACATTTGTTCCACTAGCATTTCTACCGATAAGCTGAGTGGTAAATTGTAGGTAAAGATTGCTACTATGGAATTGAATCTTGCCCGCTTTCTCACCCGTCCAACTTCCTGTTGTAAAACTTATGTCATGGTTTGCTCCAATCGCAATTGATTGTGTAGTCAATAACCCCTGTAATATTGGAGTTGTAGTCAGAGTGTAAGAACTTCCATTTCCAATTAAGAGAGCGCCATTACTTGGAGCAGCAGTTAAGCTAGTTCCACCTCTAGTAACTGGAATAGTTCCCGTGTGGTTGTTAACATCTAGGTGATATGATGAGTTATTACCACCAAGAGTTACTGCATCAATATCTCCACCTGAAGCAGCATTTTTAATTGAAACTGCGCCGTCCGCGCCAATACTAAATGTAGAGTTCTTGAATTTAGAGACACCTAACGTCGAGAATGCATCTATAGTAGATGCAACTCTATTGAGTCCGAGTCTTACGATTCCATAATATGTTGTAAATCCAACTCCACCTGCAGGGAAGTCTGCAGAAGTATATCCTTGAACATCAAATGGTTGAGTAGATCCAATTCCAATTGCCGTTACAACTTTTCGATAAGATGAATCACCCCTTAAGAATGTTTCGTTGTTTGCAGCTCCAGTTCCAAGTCTAGTTGGAGAAAGAATACCAGATATAATATTTGCTGCGTCCAAACTATTCGTAGAAAGTAGTGAGAAGTTATTCTCATCATTTGAAGATGTATTTACAGTTGCAGTATAAGTTATATTCTGTTTTGTAAATGTCATTATACCAACCGGATTTGTTGCGGCTGATAAATTAATGGTATTCAATAATAATCCATTAATTGAAGTAAGAGACTCTGCTCTAGTTTCATGAAGTGTAAGTGAGTTTTGAGTTACTGATCCAACAAAATAGAAGTTTCCAGTGGTTACTCCCGTTGGAGTATTTCCCGTAATTCGTACTGGATCCCCAGTGGCAAATCCATGATTCTTAAATATAATTTGGTTACTTGACGTTACAATACCAGGTCTCGTTACAGTATGACTTCCTGTTCCACTACTTTCTAAATCTTTTATGGTAGTTAGTGCATATGTAGTATAGAGTGCTATAGACGTAACTCCAACTCTCTTCGCGTAATAAACCTCTCCACTAATTAATGGTGAAACTGCTGTACCACCACTAACTCTATAAATGACAGGATCTCCATCCTGAAGTGTATGGCCCGCACCAATTACAATTCTATCATTAGTAAAGTCAAGACTTCCTCCAACATCAATACTTGTTGGAGTAAATGAGAATGTAGTTCCAATACCGATATTTGTAGAAACTCCAGTAGCGTTTCTGTCAGAAATAAAGTCTGGAAGATTGGAAGATCCCGGGAACTTTTGTTGGTTTGTAAGTTTTAGATAAAGTCTAGTTTCAACAGTATTAACTTGAACCGTAAAGTTAGATCCACCAGTTCTACCTCCAATTGGCGCAGGATCATTAAGAGTCAGAACATCATTTGTTGCAAACTTAAATCCACCGGTATTAATAGCAACATTAGACACTGTACCAGCAGCACTAACTGTAACTGTTGCAGTAAGTCCTGTACCAATACCACTTGATGTATCAAGCCGGATCCCCGTATAAATTCCAGCCACATTGTATCCAGAACCGCCTACAAGGGTCTTAAGAGTAAGAGGAACACCTCTAACTAAACCAGTTGTACCATATCCAACATTGGCAAAGGAAAGCGATGATCCCGCCGGAACTCCAATTTTTGGTGGAGTTGTAACAATGCCAACTGCACCACCAGCTGAAGTGGTACTTACAACTACGTCTCCATTTAGGAAATTATAAGTTGAAGAATTATTTAAAATTATAAATTGTCCGATAAGATCGCTAACTAGGACAAAAGAATCTACCGGTTCAGAAACAACGTCTCCTTGCAGAAGATTTGTCGCTGGAATTAAGTTAACTAATTGAGTTCTTCCACCAACATTATTTGCTCTAAAATAGTTTACTGTCTTAGGAGGAATCAAGTCAGGGTTAATTTGTCCAATAGAGTTTAATTGGACAACAGCATTTGGAATCGCATTTGTTGATACTAGTTTATCAATAAAGTTTCCAAGTCTATTGTTTAAGAAAGATCTTACAGCAAGTTGGGTAGATACTCTCTTGTTTAATGGACCTCCAGTTTCATTATCTCCCATACCAGTATCAATTGAAAATTCTTCAATAGCAGTACCACCAGAAAGAGATAATCTAATGGAATCAAGAGTACCAATAGTTACGGTATTATTGAAGATAATGTTACCAGTTCTGTTGAATGCGGTAATAAAATCGCCAATCTTGAAGTCTCCTAGTTCATTTGTGCCAGAAGAATAAACCCTTCCACCTCTTTCACTAACTTGTTCAGTTTTTATATCGGTTTTACCACCATTTTGAGGTAAAGCATTATAGTCAATACCTGATCCAGAGTATTCCCACGTATGACCTGAAGAGTTAATAATTGAAGGTCTATGGAAGTTAAGTCTATAAGTTTCTGGTAAATTCTGTACACCTTGAATAGTTCCACCAGGTAAGGTCGAATCAACTTTGAACTGAATTGACCAATAAGTACTAATTCCAATAACAGCACTAATTGATGTTGAAATTGGAGTACCACTGTGATCATTAATGGTTAGATTAGATCCACCAGTGGCTGCAAAGTTTCTTCTGACACCTTCAGAAAGTTCTACGGAAACATAAAGATACCTAGTTGAAGACTGGAAAGTAAGTGCATACCCCACCGCAGTTCCACCTGCTACAGTTTGACTTACTGATTTACCAGAAACAAAGTTGACTGTTTGTGTTCCAGGAATTGTTAGACGCTGATATACATTATGTCTATCAATAACTTCTTTTACAAAGAATTCTTGCGTATTTTTTTGGAATGTATGAATACCAGTTGATGCTGAAGTTAGATCAACAATTCTAGTTAGAGAATCATCTTCAGTGAGTTGGAAAGATGATGCATTAATATATTTTACATAATACTGGTTCTGGTTGACTAAGCCACCGATAACTCGGCTAGGATTTACTCCTTCATCTCCAAGATAAACTACGCTATCTGCGTTTAAAAATGGGTGTGAAATAATGTTGAAAGTGTTATCAATAACGTTTACAATACCGCCTTGAGTTGTAGCAGCACCAATAAACTCCGTTACAACTGGAGCTGATTTAAAGTTTGAAGTTGCATCATTTCCAGCAGGATCAAAGAATCTTACAACATATAAATCTTGTTCAGATCTACCCAATCCAACTACTTTTAGAGTTGTTAGCCCACCAGAGGTTCCAGTAGCTGCGATACGTCCTCTATCAAATTTGAATGAATTTGGACTGAATCCTGTAGATCTAAGTGCGAATAAACCAAAGTTTGTTGCTGAGTTTGTGATGGATAGATATCCACCAGACTGCGTTAATGATCCATACTTACAGAAAATTTGGAAACAAGAAACAACCTGTGCATATCCATCATTAATGGTTCTCCAACCAATACCACCAAAGGATACCATGGTAAATGCCGCAGCAACCATAGATTTGCCCTGTTCTGGTTGTTCTCCATCAACTGGAAGTTCAACTTCTTGGGAAATAACTGGAACGTTTGGTGATAATACCTTAGAACCATCGACCAAAATTCCATTTCCACCTAAGAATGAAAGAATAGAACAGTTTTGAATATATGGTGATCTGGTAATGGTTGGCTTATCAGTCTTTGTTGCATATCCAATTCTAGAAGTAAATGGATCCGTAGGATCATCATACGCACATGCATAATCAAAAGTAAACTGAGGAATACCCGCAGCATCAACCGCGTCTTTCATTGCAAAACCAGTTACATAAATACCATTTCTAACTCTAAAGAGGTCTTTACCAGCATTAAGAGGTCTAATAATAGTATTTCTAAGGTTGTCACCAACAATAGCAACATCATCATAAAGAATAATTGGATTATCTTCCGAATAATCTCCAGCTTCAACAATAATACAAACAGGAGTAGATTTTGTTTGTGGTAAAGATAATGCTGGAGCAGCATTGGTGCCAAATCCAACTATGGTAGTTACAATACCTGCATAATTAACAAGGGCAGTTCTAACATTAGCACAATCAGTTATGCCAATATTTGTTGACGCAATACCTACTAAACTTCCAGATATTAGAGCAGTTGTAAGAATACCAACAAGACTGTCAATTGTAGCTCTTGTAGTTGCACAGACATTTGGATTTTTATTAGTTCCACCAATTGAGACATCACCTATGATTGTAAGATCTTGATAATTCAGCCAATTCGTAACCGCTTGTTTTGCATATTTACCTAAACTTTGGAAAGCATATACAGAAGCAGCTTCTTCTCCAAGAACTCCATTAGATATTAGTGTTCCAGCACCATCAAAATACTTTTTAGTTGCATATAAAGTATGTTGATTCGTTCCGAAAGAAACATCTTGTGCAATAGCATCTATAATATATCCAAGATCTCTTGCACACTTACGACCACCAACGACTGTTGTAGATCCAACTCCTACAGAACTTATTCCGATTCCAAGAGTACTAATCCCTGAAAGATTTCTTACATTATATGTAGAATTAACAAGGAAATAACCATAGTTGGTTGTAGTTCCAATACCTGCAGTGCTTCCTGCAGCAACAACTGTAGTAACAATTCCAGCAAGAGATGTAATTGTTGATCTAACGTTTGCACAGGACTCGGGACTTAAGTTTGAACCAACTTTACCAGCTACTGATAGAGATCCAGTAGTAGAGTTAGCATAAGTCACTGTAGTTGTAGTGCAATTTGTCACTACGTAATTTCCGTTGTATCCCGCTGGAGTTACTCCAGTAACAGAAATTACTTGATTGACTTGGAATGGAGCAGTTGCTTGAGCATCAAATGTTAATGTTGCTGCAGCACCAAATGTTATTGTTTCTCCGTTTGTATTTGCAGTATTCGGGTGAGAAAGATTTGCAAAAGTAGCTCCAAGTCCAGTAATATAAGCACCTGATCCAATTCCAGTTCCAAAAACTGGCATTCCTAATACAAGTCCAGTATTATTTGCAATACTTACATATCCTTGGCCTGTAGTGCCTCCTGTAGAGGTTTTGGTGGTTGAAACTGTTCCAGTTGTTGCAGTAATTGTAAGATAAGGATCTGCAGTAATTGTTAAATCTCTAGTGTTTAACTGATTGGTCACAGCCAATCTCATTAAATCTCTAGCAGTTGTAAATACATAATTTGATTGAGCTTCTTCTCCAAGAAGTCCATTAGATGTTGGTTGACCAACATTATTAAAATAGAACCCAGCAAATCTTCTACTGTAATTATTGCCACCAGTAAATACGTCCGTCTTAACTGCGTCTACAAAAAATGCAGTATCTCTAGCACACTTCCAAATTCCTGCAGTGGTTCCAAATCCAATTACACTCAGATTAAAGTTTCCAAGATTTAGTGTAGGAAGTCCACTAGTATTTCCAGCACCAACTACAGCAGTGACGACTCCAACAAGAGAAGTAATATTATTTTGTACATCAGTACATGCTGCAGTACTAGAAATTCCTACATTTCCACCACCTCCTGCAAAGACTGTTGGCCCAGGAGTAGCATTTAAATTTTTATTGCTGAGCTGGTTCGTAATAGCTCTTCGCATTTGGATTCCAGCTTGTTGGAATCCGTAAATTGATTGTTGTTCTTCTCCAACAAGACCGGTTGATATAGCTGTTCCAACATTATCAAAGTAAAACGCAGCAAATGTTCTTGCATAGTTATTACCACCGGTAAATACGTCTGTTGAAACGGCATCAACAAAGTATCCAAGATCTCTCTGACATTTAGCTGAGGATATTCCAGAAGACCAAAGATTAGGATACTGGGTATTAATAGCCGTTAATGCAGTAGAAACGATTTCACTCTTATTGATTTGTATTAATTGATATGCACGATAGTATCTAGAATCTTTAGTTGTAGCAACAACACCGGGACCTGGTACATAGAATCCGGTAGGGAATCCAACAGCAAGAGAAGCTATTGATTTATCAACAATTTCTTGTTTGTTGATTTCAATTAATTTATGAGCATAATAATATCTTGATCTTGTAGTAGTTTCAGCATCTCCAGGGAAGAAGAATGTTGATCCCACTCCGACTGCAACAGAAGCAAGAGATTTATCAATGATCTCCTGTCTATTTCCTACAATAAGATTTCTAGCATCTTTAGATGTATGGAAATAATTAGCATTTGAATTTTCTGGATCCGGTTTAATGGTAAAATCAAATGTTTGATTTACACTAGTCTGATATAGTGTAGGTGGTGACTGATTATTAATTACATATTGTCCAATAAATTTAACATAATCTATCGCAAAAATAAGTGGAACTTCTTCTCCAGTATATGTTCCAGAATCCTTAAGTACAGATCCAATATTCCTAGACTTAGAGTTTCCGCCAAATCTAATATCATACGTAAGAGCCTCTACAACCGAACCGATTCCAGCTTTCCAAGTATTTTCGTTAAAATCTGGGAATATTGTAGCAATTCCAATATTTTCAAAATTAAACTTAACATAGGCAATCGCTTCTTCCTTAATGAAGTTGTTATTTGCCTCTAATAAATCCCCAGCATCCAGAAATCTTTGACCAGGAATTTGGAAACTATCAAACGAAGCTAACTGAGCTGCCCTCCTAATTGTTTTGACTGGAAGAGCTTTACCATCAAAAGCATCATTACCATTTGCAGCAGAAACATAATATCTACTTTCAAATAATCCAGCACCATTGGTTGTAAATCCCAATGTGCCGTCTGGGAGTAAACCTAAAAGTTGTCCAGCACTACCTATTCTAGGAGGTAAAGTTAATGTATAATTTGAAGAAATACCAGAATTAGAAAGCTGAATCTTTACAGTTTTATCTTGATTGCCTAAAGTATTAAAACCGACTAAGGATAATGTACTTACACCTACATTATTAAATGTAGAAACTCCAGAATAATTAATATTAGTTCCAGAAAGACTTGTAACAAATCCAGCAGAAGATCTTAAACTCTGTAGACCAATAATTGAAGAATCTGGCCCAACAATAGTTACAGTTCCTGTACCAACCGAAAGAATACCTGTAATTCTTGCATCACCATCAACAACAAAATCTGTACCTGCAGCTCCGATTGATATATTTCCAAAAGTAACAAAACCATTAACATTTATTTCTGATACAGTTAGATAAGTAATAACTCCAACTTGACTGTTCAATGTCTGAACAGTTCCCACTCCAGTTACATCAAAGTATGTTGCGAATCCACTATTAACTCTAGAAAGATTAGTATTAGACGTTTCTATATTTAAATCGGTAGCAATACCAGAAGAAATATATGCAACATCTAATCTTGCACTAGAAATTCCTGCAGTAGTTACGATACCACTTGTAGCAAAGAAATCATCTACTCTTGCACTAGAAATTCCTGCAGTGGTTACAATACCGCTCGTAACATATAAGTTATCAATATATCCGAAAGAAATCCCTGCAGTAGTTACGATACCACTTGTAGCAAAGAAATCATCTACTCTTGCACTAGAAATTCCTGCAGTTGTGATTCCTACAGTTGTTACAATACCGCTCGCAACATATAAGTTATCTACTCTTGCACTAGAAATTCCTGCAGTAGTTACAATACCAGAAGTTGCAAAGAAATCATCTACTCTTGCACTAGAAATTCCTGCAGTGGTTACGATACCAGAAGTTGCAAAGAAATTATCTACTCTAGCGCTTGTGATTCCTACAGTTGATGCAATAGCAGAAATAACAGTTGCGTTACTCACACTTAAATTTGTAACAATACCGCTTGTAACAGATAAAGTGTTTATAGCAGCAGTTGTTACGATACCGCTGGCGAGATATAAATTATCGATATATCCGACAGAAATCCCCGCAGTTGTTACAATACCAGAAGTTGCAAAGAAATCATCTACTCTTGCACTAGAAATTCCTGCAGTGGTTACAATACCAGAAGTTGCAAAGAAATTATCTACTCTAGCGCTTGTTATTCCTGCAGTGGTTACGATACCAGAAGTTGCAAAGAAATTATCTACTCTAGCGCTTGTGATTCCTGCAGTGGTTACAATTCCTGATTGTGCAAAGAATAAATTATTAATCGATAATAAATCAACATTTTCTTGGGTAACTACTAAGCTTGTTACGATACCAGAAGTTGCAAATAAGTTATCTACTCTTGCACTAGAAATTCCTGCAGTGGTTACGATACCAGAAGTTGCAAAGAAATTATCTACTCTAGCGCTTGTGATTCCTGCAGTTGTTATGATACCTGAATTAATATTCGCATCACTTAAATTAGATGTTTGTACATTTAAAGTTGTTACAATACCTGATAATGCAAAGAAGTTATCTACTCTAGCGCTTGTTATTCCTGCAGTGGTTACGATACCAGAAGTTGCAAAGAAATTATCTACTCTAGCGCTTGTGATTCCTACAGTGGTTACAATACCGCTAGCGAGATATAAATTATCAATATATCCTACAGAAATTCCTGCAGTAGTTACAATACCAGAAGTTGCAAAGAAATTATCTACTCTAGCGCTTGTGATTCCTGCAGTTGTTATGATACCAGAATTAATATAACCAGTATTAGCTGATAAAGTTGTAGTGTAGAGATTAGTTATAATCCCAGAAGCTACATAAGCATTAGTAATATTAAAACTAGTGGCAATACCACCATTAATATTAGCAAGATCAACGTATTGTGTACTAACGAATAAATTGGTAACAATGCCAACATTAACATAAGCATCATTAATATATGCACTAGTAATTCCGGTTGTAGTTACAATACCGGAGCTTATAAACAAATTATCAATATATGCAGAAGTAATTCCCGCTTCAGCTATGATTGTATGATTACTAACTTCTAGATCATAAAGAGAAGTTTTTCCAGATTCTGGATTTATAAACGTAAAACTTGTTGAAATTGAGCCGTTAACACCAAAATGAATTATTGATAATTGAATACTTGATATTCCAACCGCATCAACTACACAATCAAGATCTATATGATTAGGGTTTTGTACAATTTGACCTACCCTAATATTATCAGTAGAAATTCCAGTGATGAACAAAAGTTCATTTGGATCACCAATGTTACTATCAGTTAACTCACCCTGTCTTACAATAGGAGGTTCGTAAGCAACCGCTAAACTCCTTAAGTTTAGATTACCTGCTATTGCAACGTCTCCTATAGCTATTAATGCTAAAGAACCTGTTGTTGTAGTTCCTATTCCAATAAAAGATTTGTTTACTAATCCTTGGGATACTGTAGCACCAAATCCAGTTCCTACTAAATAATGACCCCCAAGTTTAACTCCATCATGAACAACCAGAACGTCTAGAGTAGTATCTACAGTTACTTCTCCAACCGCTCCCGTAAATACTGTATGTTCTGAAGATGTTCCCCTTCTAAGTTGTACCTGCTTGGTCATAGTACTATACGACTCAAATTACTATTTCTTCTGATGTATTTATCAGAATTAAATGATCACTACATATGTTCTTGGGATTTGGAATGGATTATTAATAGCTAATCCAGAAAGTTCTAGAATATAAATTGTACCAAGCCCAACATAAGTGGATTTTGTGAAGGATTCTAATCCAGAAGAGAATCCAAACAGACTTCCAGATGCAATATCATATATTTTTGTAATTGAATCATCGGCGGATCCAAGAACATTAATTAGACCAGAACCACCTAGTGATGGGATATAGTCAACATCTGGATGGAGAAGTTCACCAGAAAGTGTTATGGTTCCAGAACCTATTTGAGTATATGTAGCAATTTCTGAAGTAATTGCAGATCCACTTACAGTAAATAGTCCTATACCAACAATTGAATATTCAAGTTCTATGGAAGTAGTTGCAGATCCAGAAATTTGAATGAGAAGTGTATTTTCTGGTGGAATGACACCAATGGACTCTCCAGAACCAGATAAAGTAAATAGATTTCCATTTCCAATGTAAGTATTTGTTTCTCTTTCGGAAGAAATTTCTGAAATGAATACTGTTCCAATTCCAATTTCGGAATAAGTAAGTTTAATATCGTTGTATGTTCCCGATAAAGTATAAAGTCCAACTCCAATATCAGTATATACGGAAATTTCAGAAGTAACTGCACTTCCATCAAGATCTAACAGAACAGTATTTTCTGGAGGATTGGCTGTAAAACTTACATGTGCAGAGTCTTGATTATCACATACAATATCTTCATTATCACAAGTATCGTAATCATTATCTACATTGTGCCTTGTAAATCTAAAGGTTCCTCTTGCTGGATAGTTAGGAACATAGAATACAGTCGAATCTCCAGTAAGACTTACAGATCCTAATCCTTCATAACTATTTGTAATTGATTCTTCAATGAATCCATTGATGATGTAAAGAACTTCAGTTTCTGGAGTTTGTGCAGAATATACTTCAAGACTAAATCCAGAAATACTAAAGAGTTGAATATCTTCAGGAGTTTGTGCAGAGAAGGATTCTAGAGCCGTTCCGTAGAATTGAACCGTTCCAAGTCCACGGAAAGACTTAGTTCTCAATATATCGAAACTTCCGTTAACAGATAGTTGTCCAGATCCACTGTAAGCAAAAGTTATTTTTTCAATAATTGGCGAAGTTTGTTGCGATACGAAAATTGTTCCTGAAGTTCCTGGATTATTATCATCTCCATAATAACCATATACTGCAATTTCTCTTGTAGATGCAATTCCGGAAAGTGTTATTATTTCTCCAGAACCATCATAATTACATCTGCTGAAGGATTCATTTCCAGTACCAGATATAAATATAGATCCTTGACCAAATATAACTGGAACCAATCTTCCTTTGCCTGATCCTAACAGTCTTATTGTTCCAATACCAGAGCCAAGATTAAAGTCGCCAATAAGGAATCCATATCTATTGCAATATGTTTTAGCGTCACGAAGATTACCATCTCCATCCGGAGCAAATCCTACTCCAGGAACAGGGCCAAAAGTACCTATACCAGCATAAGACTCTGTATTTCTTTCTACAGCAGTTCCTAAGAATGTGTAGAGAGCTGTATCTTCTGGAGTTTGTGCAGAGAAGGATTCTAGAGCAGTTCCAGAGAAACTATAGAGAATAGTATCTTCAGGAGTTTGTGCAGAGAAGGATTCTAGAGCAGTTCCAGAAAGCGTTAATGTACCTATGCCAACATAAGACTCTGTATTTCTTTCTACAGCAGTTCCTAAGAATGTGTAGAGAGCTGTATCTTCTGGAGTTTGTGCAGAGAAGGATTCTAGAGCAGTTCCAGAGAAACTATAGAGAATAGTATCTTCAGGAGTTTGTGCAGAGAAGGATTCTAGAGCAGTTCCAGAAAGCGTTAATGTACCTATGCCAACATAAGACTCTGTATTTTTCTCTACAGCATATCCAGATAAGTTGATTCCTGTAGTTCCAACACCAATATTTTTCTCAATACCATAGTGTGGAGTATAATCAATATTTGGATGTAATAATTCTCCAGAGAAACTATAAAGAACCGTATCTTCTGGAGTTTGTGCAGAGAAGGATTCTAGAGCAGTTCCTAAGACAAATATTGATCCAAATGGACAAGTAACAACTAGAGGTTCAATTATGAATCCAGCATCATCTGGAATATTGCCGGTTTCTTCTTCGGATATTAAACCAGAATCAATGAAATCAGAAGGTGTTTCACTTACAAATCCAAAATCAGTTGCGTCTTCGCCAGGATCATAACATGATTCTGGATCTGCATTATAAGAGAAAGTAAATCTTTCGGTGAGGACACCATTGAGTTTAATACCTGTTGTTCCAACACCAATATTTTTCTCAATACCATAGTGTGGAGTATAATCAATATTTGGATGTAATAATTCTCCAAATAACTTGATTCCTGTAGTTCCAACACCAATATTTTTTTCAATACCATAGTGTGGAGTATAATCAATATTTGGATGTAATAATTCTCCAGAGAAACTATAAAGAACCGTATCTTCTGGAGTTTGTGCAGAGAAGGATTCTAGAGCAGTTCCTAAGAATGTGTAGAGAGCTGTATCTTCTGGAGTTTGTGCAGAGAAGGATTCTAGAGCAGTTCCTAAGAATGTGTAGAGAGCTGTATCTTCTGGAGTTTGTGCAGAGAAGGATTCTAGAGCAGTTCCAGAAAGCGTTAATGCACCTATGCCAACATAAGACTCTGTATGTGACTCTAAACCAACTCCTAAGAACGTATAGAGAGCTGTATCTTCTGGAGTTTGTGCAGTAAAACTTATAGTTGCAGAACTTTGATTATCGCAAGAAATACCATTACTGTCGCAGGTATCATAAGTATTATCTGCGTTATAATTTACAAATCTAACCGTTCCAAATGGAATTTGTGGATACGAAGTTGGATTATTGATTATTAGTCCGAAATCGTCGAGAGAGGGATATGGTCCTCTGATAGTTGGTGGTTCAGTTATCGACCCGAAATCATCGATCCCACTCAAGCCAGCTTCGGTTATACTTCCCCAATCTAATTGTGGATTATAAATTGAACTTGTATTATATGCCCATGATACTCTTTCCAGTGCTGTGGCCGCAACACTGGCATCCATTCGGAGAGTACCAGAAGCAACATACGGTCGTACTGTTCTTTCTAATCCACTACCTATTTCAAATACAGTACCATTTCCAACCCAGGCAAAAGTAACATTCTCGTCTAGAACTCCAACAGTAAATAATGTTCCAGATCCTGTAAAGTGATGAAGTTGACTTACAGCAGCACTTGTTAATTTTATTTCAAGTGCTCCCATCGGAGTCAATGTTGAATTAACATAAAGATATCCAAAGTCTTCGTATACAGTAGAATCAAAAGTATAAACTTCATCTACAGTTTCATAAGGAGTAGAAGAATCATATAATGTTGGACTATCAGTAAGAGATGAAAAATTTATTGATGTACTATCAAAATGAGGTGCAGAATCAAAAGTCACATCTGTAGATGAAAATTCTGTTGCTGATCCCGGTAAAGGTCGAGTCAAATAAAAATTAGTGGTATAATCTACTACAGATTGTGGTTGTAGGGATAAATCTGCAGCATAATCTATACTTCTTTCAACAGGAGATGTGATACTGCCAAAATCTCCTGTTTCGTAAGTGTTAGTACTTATTATAGAATTATATACATAGATACTCATTTGTAATTTCTACCGACACTTGTAGGTATTCGCAAAAAAGAGGACCGCCATAAAATAGCAATCCTCCCATTCACAATTAAATTATTAAATTTTTTTATTCAAGTATCAATCAAGAGCAACGTTTAGGGTAATCTTGATTTGGTCTCCGTTATTTTGAATTGCGTAAGGACCATTTGTAAATCTTTCAGCATACATTATAGAACTATAAAGAGTTGCGGTATTTAAACCAACAACCGTATTTAATGTTGGATTGATAGAAGGAGTTGTAAAGAATTCATTTGCATTTGGAACAGAGAATACTGTATATACATTAGATGAATGAGTTGTATTTCCAGCTCCAGCTGCAATATATAGGATATCCCCAGCAACTAGTTGGTGACCAGCTGCTGTAATTTTTCCAAAACTAAACTCTACACTTGGATCAGTTGCAACCTGAATGTTGTCAATAAGAGGTTTATCTAAATAAACCACTTTTAATGCCCTATCAACTCCAATAACTTTAGTTCCTGTTTGGACTCCAGCATTTCCCTTAACAAGCATTCCTAAAGTGAGATCATCTACAGTGATATCTGGGTCAATAGTAATATAGGAGTTACCAACGACTCCAATGCATGGATCAACCGCACTTCCCTTGGTAACTGTAGTTCCGATACCAACTGACGCATAGTGAACTTTACCTTGGACAGCGATAGGCATATTATTTGCGCGAGTCACATGATAACCGTAGATATCACCAGCATCTCCAGTAAATGTAAAGGTTTGTTCTGGATATGTAGCGGTTGTACCAGAACCTACTTGATTAATTCTCCAACGCGATCCATTAAGAAGAATTCCAGTTTGTGATGTGTAACTTTGATCATTTCTATTATTTACACAATATGGATAACCTGTATATGGAGCAAATCCATAGGCATTAGTATTACCAATACCATATGGTTCATAATATGCAGTTTCAGAAGGAACATCTGACTCTACTGGAGTCGTGTTACTTGTAAAAAGTTTTAAAACTAGGTTTCTGGGAGACTGGTCAGCAAGACTTGCAGTGTGGTTGTTGTTTGCAACCAAGTATCTGAGTGACTCAAGTTCTCCAATATTTGGAACTAATAGTGCCATTTAAACAACTCCCCTACAGGTTATGATTTTTTAATAACTATCTTTATTTATAATTTTAATTTTAAAGAAACTAAGAAACGATTGATGTTATTTACAGCAATCACATCAAAAGTTAAAATATCTCCAGCAACTACTGCAGTATGCCAACCTATTAAATTATCATCACGAACTTTTCTAGAATTTGTCATCTGTGGATAAGCTGGACCAACTATTGAATGAAAAGTTGGAAATGTGCTATAATTTGATTTTTTTATGTCTAAAGTAAGATCACCCTCTTGATCTGATAAAATCACTAAAGATTCAATAATCCCACTCACATCTAGAGTTAAAGAACCTTTATTTCCAGCAATCATAGAAATAGAACCACTATCAATTACATAATTAATGGTTCTTGTTAAATCTGCAGTTGTCGCAAGAGCTATGATAAAAACATCGTCTCCAGGATTTGGAGCTATAGTAAAAATTATATTATTTGTAGAAACGGTATAATCTTCAATAGGCTCCATTACAAGATTATTTTTTACCACAATCAATTGTTGATCATTGATAGGTACGTAATAATTTGAACTATAATTCAACCCAAATGTATGAGCAACTCCAGTAAATTGAGAGTTTATATTGTCTAATATTAAATTTCCATACTGAATGGATTTTGTAGGAATTTCATAGTCTACACCAATTCTAAATGGTCCAGGTTCGTTTAAAGTTACTAAGTAATCTGTCATTATGATACCCCTGGTGTTACTAGAACATTTCCTTGAACAGCTCTTGTTTTATAAGAATTTGGAGAAATTAAAATAACATCATAGACATAACGACCCCCTTCAATTGCATCAGTTGCAGTATATCCCATGGAAACGGTAATTTTTCCATTTATTCTATCAGGAAAAGTCAATAGTAATGGATATGCAGTGGAAGAAGTTGGGTGTTTTCTAATTGAAGAAATGCCCGTATACCCAGTCAAATTTAATGGTGCATTATTTGTGTTCCTGATCGTAAAGGTGGCTTGAAAATCAACCCCTTGTTCAAGAACTAAGTTTACATTCCTTGCCGCCATTATAGGAACCCGTTTTCTAAGTATTTATGAGTTGGAGTCTAGTTTAGAAAGAATGAGTCTCATCATATCTTTTATTTCACTTACTTCATTTTTTAATGACTGAATTTCATCTTGTTTTTCAAGTAATAATTTTTTATGTTGCAAATATGACTCATAATCAGATGAGGAACAGTTCAAAACTGCTCCTGATTCAATATCTCTGTAAAGAGAATGGTTATTTTCTATTGGTATCAAATTCATTTTATATTGTTGCTATGGCTCTAAAGTCTCTTATCAATGGTACATATGATGAATTACTTCCTGTCATCAATATTTTAATTTGGAATCCTTGGAACTGTGGTAAATTTTTAACATTATATTCATAAGATCCAAAATCTCCAAGAGCATTTGATGATAAAACATTAGTATCCGACAAACCATTATTAAGTGAAGAATTGATTACATTATTATTAACATCTAGATTAGTATAACCTGGGAATAATTCCCATAAAGGACTTGAATTTTGATCAGACCTAAACAGTCTATACAATACTCTTATATCGTTTGTTGAATGTCTATATGCATCAAATAGTACTTTGAGATTGTCCGAAGATCGTTCTAGAGTAACTATCTTACTTGAATAAATTGCTGCTGTTGGATCAGAGGATGATGTATTTACCCTGAAATCTGATGCATAGTTTGTAACTTTAGAATTAATTCTGTTTCCCGTAGTAATCAAATTAACTCTATCCAAATCTATAACTGGCGAAACCAAAGAATTATTGGTTATCATATCAATTTCTAAAGTAAATGATTTTGAACCAGGGAAATTGGATAGGTATGCAGTTTCATTCACTTTTGAAGCAATAATTCTTGGAGAATCAAAATAATTTGTTTCATTTATAGCTACAGTTTCAAATCCTTGATCTAAGAAAGAAGTTAAGGAGGAATCTGGAGTAGATCCAGAGAATGTTCTTGCTCTAGCAGAAATTGAAGTTCCTGATGGTAACATCAATTGAATATTTGGCCTAATTGCATTAAATGGAATATTTTGGGTAGCTTTTGGACTTCTTCTAGAATTAATTAAAGGAACAGTATCGTAGGAACCACAAGACCTACTAGAAGCGAAATACAATTCTGGGAAAGAATTTGGATTTGAAGAAGATCTATCAGTAATTGCTACACCAGCTATTCCGCCATTGTTTATCTTAATATAATAGTAATCAAGATCATTTGGATATTTAGATTGATCTGCATCAGCTAAATTATGAGTTTTATTTATTCTGTTCAATGAAACTCCAGATAGTTCATATTTGTAAACTAGATTTCCACTGGAATAAGATCCAGAAATAGTTCCTCCAACATTTCTCTGAATTCCAATAAGCGAACTTGTTGATGTAACAACTCCAGTATATCTGATGATTTCATCTTCTACTAAAATATATCCAGGATTTAAATTACTTACAACAATATTTTCAAAAGTTGTAAGTATTCCAACGGAACTTACTACAATTGCGTCAGTTGAAGATGGTGAGATTGTAGAAGTCAATGTAACAGGTCTTACATCGGGTTCAATTCCGCTTAATGTTACATAATCATTATCAGAATACATACCATGATTATTATGAGAAACCCTGAAGTGAAGCCCGTCAGATTTCACATTTGAATATCTTACTGTAGCTCCAGATAAATTAGTTGTACCAGCACTTCCAACATAATATAATGAATCTGTGGAATTTTCATTTATATTACCTTGAACACGATCTAATACTAAAGAGTTGAATGCAGATATTATACCAATATTGTTAGGAATTGTAAGAATTAAATTCTTACCTCTATTATCAGTATCAGAAAAATCAATTGTTAAAGCATCTCCATAAGAATATCCAGTTCCTCCAATAGAAACTGTAGCAGCTACAGCAACTCCACCATTAATTGTTAGATTTACTTTTGCTCCAACACCATCTCCACTTAAAGCCACAACATCTACATTTGAATAAGTTCTAGAAGATGAAGTAAACGCTGTTCCAACATTTGTAATTGCTAATGTACTTCCTATCCCAATGGCTCCACTAAGATTTTTAATTTTAGATGTGAATTTTGTATTATTATTTTGTAAAATTGTTATTCCTGGAACCAAAGCAGTTTGTTCTGCAGAAGTAAGACTTCTTGCAATACCAACTACTATAGATCTGGAAATAGTGTCAAGTGGATTTGGTCTTAAAGTTGCAATTTGTCTATTTCCAATGTTTAACTCTGGATTATAGAATCTTATTGTTGAAGTTCCTCTATAAAACTCACTTCTATAGATTGTTAACTTAAGATCTTCAAGTTGACTTGGATCCCAAGTAGCTCCATTTTGAGATTTAAATAGAGATCCCAACAATGGTTGTTGAGAAACTACAACTCTCTCAGACTCAACTCTATTAATAGTTGTAATATCCTGTTCGCCCATTCGGGAAATCCAAACAGTATATTCATCTGAAGCTGAAAGTAAAACAACACAATATGCTTGACCACCTTCACAATAAACTGGAGATGGGAACGTAAATGTGGTTGGAGTCAAACCATCAGCAGAAATATTTACCTGAGCTGGATCAAGTATTACTTCCCCAAAAGGAAGAATTTCTTGCGTAGGCAAACCAGTCTGCATCGTTCTGACTTGTATTGTGACAGGTAAGTTTCTCTGATCTTTAGTTCTGAAAAATATGTCCACTTTTGAAATAAAAATACCAGGTCTATCAGTAACTTCAAATGATTGAGCTAATGGATCAACCCATCTAGTTTGTCTTACTGTCCTATCTGTAAATGAAGTAGATGCAACTGTATTAGTTTCACTTTCCCTCGTAGTTCTGGATTCAGTTCTTGGTACTCTTTCAATGGTTGCATTTCTAATTCTAAGAGTAGATTCTTCAACATTATTAATAGTTCCTGCTGCTGTATAAGTTGCTTCTCCAGTACTTTCACTTGTACCACCAACGGTTCTATTCTGTTCGCTTGTAGTTAGTACAAAAGTTTTTGTGCCTGTTTCAAAGGAAGGCGTAGATGGTAGAGTTGAATCAGGAATATAGAAAGATCCAATAAGAGTTCCAGCCTCATCACTAACAAGTCTTAAATTACTAACTCTAGCAATAGCGCCACTTGTTTCACCGCGAAGTTGCATTCCATTTACAATATAACCATAAAATCCAGATGCAGCTTGCAATTCTAAACTTGCAGTATCTACATTAAGTAAAGAAGAAGTGCTGGAATACGAAGTTGGAATGGTTTCACTAATGTTATATGGATTTGTTACGAATATTTGTGTTGGGTTATTATATGGTCCATACTTATGATTCAACTTAGCTAATCTAAATCTTATAGAAACAGTACCTAAAGTTCCTGAAACTGTTTCTCCTAGAGAAAAAGTTCCACTTTGCATTTGTATTTCTACTAATTTTGGAGTTATGTAATTTGTTATCGCTACATTATCAAAGAATGCATATAATCTAGTTCTTGGTTTTAATCTTCTACCAATAAATTCTATATTTCTAGAACGCATTCTATGAATAATATCTGTTGATACTACTCTATCTCCAAGATTGGTGGTATCAATTCGTTGACCAACCCTATATTGAATTCCCTGTCTACTTTGATTTGAAGTAGTTAAAGTGGTTACATTATTAAAATTGATAAAATTATCTCTTAGTGTTGTTGCAGTAGTAATTGGAATACCTCTTCCATGTTGAAAAGATCCTGTGGTAGTAGTACTGGATCTAGTGTCAGTTCCGGTTTGAATTCTACCTATAAATGCAGTATTTGTTGTAGTTGTACCCGTCCAACTAGTTTCCCAAGATGCCCAATCGGTCGGAGAAAGACCTGTATTTGTATCTACTCCAAGTTGTTGAACTGCGCTGCTATAACTACCTTCCAAATCTATATCTCTTCTACTTCTTCTTGTTTCAATCCAAGTATCTGTTGCAGGATTTAGTTCAATTACACCAATCCAGTTAACTACATTAAACGGATTTACATTTTCAGATTTGGTAGCAAACCTATTTTGCAACCAAACAACGTCGGTATATTTTAAACAAACAACGTCTCCCACTTTAACTGAATTTGGTGATCCTAAATCACTAACAAATCTCAAATCTGCATTTGGATTAGAAGTATTTGCGGTCCCCACAACTGCTTCAGATCCAAGTAATAAATCTATAGAACTTGTATAATGTTGAGGTCTCACCACACCTTCAGTAGTATCTATACTACATCTATGAAGAGGGTCTCCTAAAGATCCGGAAAGATTAGATTTAAAATTATCTACCAAAAATCCAGATTTAAATCTATCTAGTCCTGTAGTAGCATCTCTTATGACTAAGTTTCTTGTTTCACTTTCCAAAAGACTTAATGAACTATAATATTCTACATTTTTTAATCTATCTTCCAATAGAGATATATCTTTCATTCTATATCTCTTGTGACTTACTAACTTAATTTTAATTTGTTCAATATTATAAACATATGGAGGTAGAGTTATTGTAGCAACTTCCATACTTCCATCAACTGGATCTGGAGTTACTGGTGTTACAGAAGGGACTCCTTTTGTTAATACAAATTGTCCCGTTCTATCTATATAAAGCCTATCAATTCTACCTAGATAATACTTATAAGATAAATTTAAATTTTTATTTTTAGCTAAAATATATGAAGAAGAGTTTGTGGGATTAGAAAAAGTTCTAGCACTCCACTCAAAAGGAGAAAAAGTAGCCGTAATTGGATTGTATGGGATAACTCTTGGACGTAAATCAATCAAATCTGTGGTATTATTCCCATCAAAAACTATCGTATCATTTGTAAACCTATTACTATCATACGAATTTGCTACGACTAAATCACCTTCATCAGAGGGATTAATATAATAATAATTATATACTATTTTTAATTTCTTAGATGGAGAAGTTGCCGAAGATTTTCTTTCAATATAAGAATAATTTATGATGTCTTTTTCTTGACCAGAATTAAATTCAAAATCATTTGCAATATTTCTATCTCCTTCTATTGCATAGTCAACGTTTGCAGTTAAGTTTGATTCTAAAAATGTTACTCTTTCATCTTTTATAAAAGTATTTTCATTAACATAAACAAAGTCAACGCGATTACTACCATTATTTAAAACCAACATTGCCCTAGCATTACTAGAGGATCCATATATAATTTCACCAGTTACTGTATTTAAAATATTGGTATTTAAATTTTTTATTTGTAATTTAGGTAGATCTGGTTCATTTGTATCGTTAGATTCAAAAATACCAATAATTTCTGTTGCATCTGGTACTTGTAGAGAAATTTTATCATCCTGCACTCTTGTACCGTAAATGGGACTGTAGGTTAACCCATCATTTAAAGAAGTGTTTCCTACTCCAGAAGCAACTAATGAAGATCTACTAATATCTAAAATTCCAGCCCTTTTATGAATTTTTCTTCTTGGTTTTAAATTTTGTTTTTTGAGTGTCGCTATTAATGTTGCAGATCCACTAGCCACACTTAAGTCAACAAAAGTTACAGTTCTGCCAGCAGTAATTGTGAATTTAGTTTCATCTAATGGTTCAATTGTACCATTAGCATAAACTATTGTATAATCTTCTTCATCAAAAGGTTCCGCCGTTATAGTAGTATCCGATTCTAAAGTTATAGTAAAACTGTTTGATGATATTGTTACTGGATATGATTTTCTAAAAATTAAATTTCCAGAACTAAGATCTACTGATGATATATTTCTATGCTCTAATCTTTCATACAAGTAAGCTTCTCTAGAATTTAATATTCTTGAAACTACTTTAAAAACTTCATTAGAGGTTATCTGACCAGTTGGAAGAGTTCCAGAACAAACATTAACAACATTAGTGGTTGCTTCAACTATTATAGACCTAGATGAAGCATTTACAGTAGTTACTCTATTGTATGTTGGTAAAATTTCACCGGGTTTAGTGTAAGAAATTATATCTCCGGTTTGAATTCCTATACCAAAATTTATATTGGAAGTTGTGATGGTACTTATTCCAGAATTAGCTGTAGATATAGTAAATCCAGAGGTTACTGGTGCTAATAAAATATTTTGATTTAAAATTGGGTCTGCAGTAAATATATTACCAGATAATCCAGTGCCAGCTATCTGATGCACATCGGATATTGAATAATCATTTACTTTACTAATAATCCTGGTGTTTTCTACACGATTTATTATTATAGCTTCTTGTAGTGAAAACTTTCCAGTAGTTTGATAAAGAACTAATTCATTAGTATTTGAGGCATTTTTAGCTAAAAATCCTGTTGCTCCACTATTTTTACCTTCAATATATGCAGGTGTAGACAGAGTAATGGTTGTGTTTAAATTTAAGTATGTATAAGTTTGAATATCATACAAAACTGTTTCAAAAACTGATCCATTATTAGTATATGAAGAATTTTTAAGTTTTAAATCATAAATTCTTGCTACACCAACTTGAATTCCAGAAGCTGTCCCTTGAGTACTAGTACGATTTGAAAATAATCTTACTTGACTTGTAGTACCAAAACCAACATTAGTGGTTCCAAATACATTATTTAATTCTAATTGATTTCCTAAATTTATAGTTATCGAAGTATTGTCATTTGAAGCCGTAGTTCTGGGTTTATCAACATCTAAGTTAATTGTACTAATAGTTTCTACTTCATATCCCCTAACGTAGGCTTTACCTGGAGATATTTGTAAATTAAACAGATCATCACTTGGAATATTCCCTTGTGTAGTTAGTTGAGTAAAATTAAATACTCCGTTATTACCAATTCCATTGTTTAGTGCTTCTTTAGCTGCGACCGCAAATGGTTTTATATAATAATCTCCAGATTCATCATATGTTCTTCTAGCTAATATATCAGTAATTAACTTGTCTAATTCTACTTTTTTTACAAATCTAGATAAAAATCCATTTTCAACTCGCATCAGTTCTATAAAACTTTCATCATTAAAATCATTTAACGATTTTTTAGCCAAATTTACAGATATTTTTAATCTATCCGCTCCAGGAGCAGCAAAATTAGAGAACCCTCTAGCATTATCAAAAAGATCTTGATTATTTTGTGATGCTACTGATATTTGTTCATTAATATTAAGTCCTATACGATAAGAAGGTGTATTACTATACTGATCTAATATTAAAGTTTCTGCGAAAACATCTACAAAAAATCCTCTGATAAAATAAACTCCCGTCTCTATTTTGGCTGCAGATCCAATGGTTGAAGAATTATTAATGATACATGTAGCAAAAGTTGAATCTTGTCTTATACTGCCAAGACCATAATCAATAGTTTCAATTGATACTAAATCTTCACCATTTTGAAATACTGAAGTTGAAAAGCTTCCTTCTCCAGAACTTTGATATTTTATGTACAAAGTATAATTATTATTTTCTGATTCAGAATCTGTTATTATTTTTTCTACTTTTGCTGTTACGCCACTAGTAGCTCCTTTTATTTGTTTACCGGTAAAAAACGAAATATAAGTTGATACGGGAAGTCCTAGATGACTTGGATCTATCTGAACAGAAGTATATTGAGAATCGTAAGCAATGTTTCCCGGAATAACAACCGCACCTTCTTTGAGAAAATGTTTTCCAAATTTTTCAACCTGATCTTGTAAGATAGTTTGTAAAGTTGTTAACTCTCTTGCTTGTATGGGAGTTCCTGGCTTAAATAATACCTTTTGATAATTCTTTTTTGAATCAAAGTCATCAAAATATGGAGATGTGTTAAGATTGGTATTTTGTGCCATTTTATTTTAGAACTCCAGTATAACTTTGATATCTTCCTTTTGATTTGCAGATCTTGGAATTGGGGCCCTGTTATCTATGTATATTATTTCTCCGGACTTTACGTTATATTCTGCTGAAGAAATTCCGGAAACAAAGTTCAGACCTAACTGATATATTCTATTATTTATTGTGGTAGTAATACCTATAAATCCAGTATCTATAGATAAAGCTGGTCCAATAATAGAATTACAGTTGATAGTTATTCCATATCCAGCAACAGGTGTTGATGTAAAAGGAATAATTTTATATCCAGATTCACTCGATGCTAATCCAGTTGGTTGATAGTATTTCAATACTCCTGTGATTGGATCCCAAGACGCAACATATCCTATAGCGGTAGAACCTAACCCAACAGTTTGTTTAATAATAGAATCTACAGCATAAGTTGTATTTGTTGTTACTCCAGCTAATTTCAATCCTTTAAGTCCACTAACTAAGGAGGCATTAAGAACTTCTACGTCACTATTAACAACAGTAGGATTTCTCATTATTCCCACTCTAGCAAAATCATTTCCAATAATGATATCTGGATTTGCATCTAAAGTTTCATATCTAGAGTAGAGTAAAACTCTATAAGCTCCTAATTCTCTGTAAATATTATACCCATGACCACCTTTAGGAGGAATAACGACATTAAAAGATGCTTTCGATGTTGTTCCAATACCAGTATTACTTAACTTACCTAAAGGTCCATTAATATCACTTCCGGGAGCTCCAGGAAAAAATTCTATAGTTCCATAAGTATAATCTTTCCCACCTTCTGTAACGAAAATTTCAGAAACTTTTCCAAAAGAATCGATAGTAATCGTCGCCTTTCCATCCGTTCCATCGCCTAGTATTGGTACATTGGAAAATGAAGTGGAAATTGGTTGATAATTACTTCCTCTATTAGAAATTAAAATAACTTCAATTTTTCCATCTATGGAATTATTTTTAGTAGAAATACTTTCTCCGGTCACTCCCCAATCTTCTGGAACTGGTATATACTCTATGGACTCAAATTTTATTATTTCCGATGGTTTTATCGTATAAACATATTTCCAAAGATATCCGTCTCCACTTGATCCCGAGGCTCTTGGTTCAAGATCAATAAATGTTGGTTGATCATAAGAAGGCCTTCCTTTTGGATTTTCTGGATCTGTTCCATTTTGTAAACAAACATAAACTCTAAGATCTTCATTAACAACATAATAATTTGCTTCATATAAACTAGTATTACCAGTTACTGGGGTGGGATTATATACATTATAATCATGTCTGTACATTTCATATGTGTTACCACTTACCCACTGAACTTTTCTTACCAGTCTTCGTACATCTTGACTAGTAATTTGTTTCATTGCAATAATACTTTCTTTTATCTGATTTTCCTCTCTAAATCCATCTAGTGGAGAAGGGGTATTATTAATCCAGATTGGAGATCCACCAGATTGAACACTAGTAGAATTTGGCAACCCAATAAAAGTATAATATTTATTACTAGTATCTCCAACACCAGAGACACTCTTTACAAAATTTTCTGCATTTAGGATTCTAAACTGATCAGATATGATGGCAGGCATTTTTTAATTAGACTTTTTTTTATTTAGTTACTTAAATTGGGTCTTGTTCTGATAACCCTAGGAGAAGTCGATAAACCGGTTAATCCATTATCTGTATACACATCAAAAGATTTTGATCCACCTAAAGATAGTGACCTATTTTGGAAATCATAAAGTTTAGACCAACTATATCTCCCGTAAAAACCATTAGTATTAATGCCAGAGAAAGTTGAAGTATTAGAATCATAAGTTCCTCTATCGGAAACTGAAACTGATGTTCCAGAATCTGGCGCAAAATGACAAGTAACTGTTACTATTCCTGCAAAAGGAGTTGTTACATTTTCAACAATATAAACTCCATCTAAGAAATTAGTTGCTATTCCAATTTTAGAATTTGGATAGTTACTCATTCCGCCCAATAATGTAGATATTCCTATTAAACTTCCATCTGTTTGAACATTACTTTGACTAATAACAAAATAATCTCCTTTTTGAAGTTGAGATGCAGTCACACCAAAAGTATTTGGAGATGAATATCCAATACCGAGAGTACTATTGTCATAAGTCTCAGATTTTAATCTAAAGTCTATTTTTGGCGAAGTTGTTCCTATACCTGGTGTTCCGGCTAAGAAAGTAGTTACTCCGATGATGTTTCCATAATCACCTTTTACCTTAAATGACCTTATTAATTCTTTTTTAAAAATTTCAGACTCTATTATAACGCTTGGAATATCATAATTAAAATATCCAAATCCCCCATCTGTTATATTAATAGATGATACTTGACCATTAGTTACTACGGATTGAGCAGTAGCTCCGTGATAAACAGGAGTCGATGTTATAATTGTTCCAGCAGCCCCAACAGCAACAAATGTGCCATCCAAACCTAAACTATTTGCAAATAAAGCATCATTAAGTTGGTTTGATTGCAAAGTATTTCTATAAGTCCAATTTTGAAGATCAAAAGAATAATACATCTTATTTACAGAAGTAATACCAACATATAACCCATCAAAGTAAGTTATGTCTATAATATTTTCAGAAGAATTGATATTATTAGAAACTACTTGATATTGAGTACGATTGATAGATTTTAATATCGTACCATTATTACCAACAACTACAAATTTACTTCCATCAAATATTACTTCGTTATATTTTTGGAATGATGGTACTCCACTTTGGTTAATTTCCCAAGAAGTTCCATTATCAGAGGAAATAACTGTTCCATTACTACCAACTGCGACAAAATACTGATTACCATAAGCAATAGAATTCAAATCTTGATTAACTCCGGAATATCTACTTACAAATCTTGAAGTTATTATTCCAGAAGAAGTAAATATAGATCCACCTGTTCCAACTACAACCCAACCATTACTTCCATAAGTTATAGAATTAAATGACCCATTATAAGTTGTTGGATTATAGCCGATAACACCAACTCCAACTAGAGTAATTTCTTCAAAACAAGGAATTTGATCCCAAGAAGTTATTGTAGAACTATATCCAACAGCTTGAGCTATTTTTGCCTTAGTACCAACTGTTAAGATGATATCAGAGGATCCGATACTAACTTTTTTAACAGACTTCAAATTAACAGTGCTTCCAACTCCAACATTACCAGTAGTCCAAAGTTGACCATCAAAACTATAAGCAAATAAAGAACTATTTCCCACTGCTACAAATTGATTTCCGTATGATATATTATTAAATACAGATGAACTAGTTATTCCGCTGATATTCACATATTTCCAATTATATATTGGGTCTTTTTTCTTTATAGAAGATGTAGATATTCTAACTTTGGGAGATAAAGTATTTGCATAACCAACTCCAGCATTTGCAATAATTATTGAAGATACTGTTGATGCTCCCGAAACTGTTGCTTGACCAATAGAATCTATTACGGTTCTATTTTCTGTAATAAATATGTCTCTAATATTTTCATTTAGTTGATCAAGATCGGAAAATAGTGGAAAAGCATTATCAACATAAATTACATCATCTGAAGCCTCTATTTTTTTAATTATATGCGCGTTTGGAAAAATATTAGCTTGTACACTAGGTCTAGATTTAGAGAACAACGTGCCAGAAATGATTCTATCTTGTTTTTGTTTTTTCCATGTCAATGGTCTAAATTTAGAAACATCATCATCAATTCCAATACTAGAATAAATGAAAGTATCCAACTGGTCCGAAGAAGTTAAAGTTTTTACAACTCTATCAAATTGTTGTATATCAAAAATATCAGTTGCACTTTCTTGAATAGTAACAGTATCACCTTCTTTTATAGTTTTCGGTGGAGTTATTTCACTTACATCTACAGAAGATCCTCTGTAATATAAAATGGTACACTTTGATCCGGCTATCGGTGCTTCAGTAAAGATAACTCTACTACCTCTAAACGTATAAGAATACGTAGGATCTTGTAAAATATCATTTAAGAATATGAATATATTGTTTGTTATATCTAAATCACTTCCAGTTGGAGTTCTTAAATTAATAATTTCAGTCACTCCATTAATTTCTGTGCTTAGGGTAAATTTCTTTCTAAATCCATTAAAAGAATTGCTGATATCATTGAATTTAATAAATTGACCCGGATAAAATCCACTAAATGAGTCGGTTTCTACTACATCTACCGTTAAAACAAATTCTGTTAACGGTCCACTATGAACCGTTGGTATCCCAACCACTTTTAATTTATCGCCAACTTTATAACCAATTCCAGGATTATCAAATTTGAAGTCAATAATACTCGATCCAGAACCAACCTCTACTGTTATTTTAGCTTGCTGGCCCACGCCAGATGTTCCTCCAGTGTACGCTAAACCAAGATTACTATATCCAGTAGGTATTCCAATTACAACGGTTGGTGGCGAGGTTATAGTGTATCCAATTCCAGGCGTAACAACTTTTATAGAAGTAACAATTCCCAAAGTTGTTCCACTTGTACCGACAAATGCTACCAAACTTGCTCCATACCCAATCGTAGAAGCTAAACTGACTGGCGGAGCATTTCTATACCCTGAACCACCACCATTAACAACAATTGATGATATTGTTCCGGCAGCAGAAACTATTGCATCAGCTGATGCTACTAACCTTGGTTGATATCCAAAAGAAGTACTTATCGAAACTACAGAAATTCTTCCTGCTGATGGAGTTCCACTTAGAAATGCCAAGGAGTTAGTTATTGAATTTTCAACTGTTACATCAACTGATGGAGTTTGAAAAACACCATTGATAAAAATTAATGGATTATTGCTGATATTACTACTATTATTAACATTATTAAATAATGTCGTGGTCGTGTTACCATCAACCTTTACAGTAAACTGAGTTGCAGCTATACCAGTGAATGAATTTGAAATATCATCTAGTATAATATTTTTATCTCTTGGTTCATTCGCATTAATTTGTCTGGAAAAAACTCTTCCAGAGAATGATGATCCCGTCTGAACTCCTGTTGGACCAGTTAGTCCATATGGTGCAGTAGCAAAAATTATAGTATCTCCAACTATATTAAATTTACCTTTAAATACAGTTCCAGCTATACCAACACTGTGTATTCCAATAGTAGATCCAAAAGAACCTCTTTCTACATCAAGTTTATTTTGACTTAATAAAACATTTTTTACATTTAAATATTCATTATTTAATGCAATAACATCACCAACAACTACAGATGTTATTCCTGAAGAAATATTTAAGATTGTAGTTGTTGCAGTAGAAACTGCTGATGATAGTCCAATAATTAATGAAGTTCTAGATAAAGGTGGTTGAACAATATTATCAATTGATATAAATGCATTTGCATTAGGATTTTTAAGACTCAAACTATGTGATCCAATTCCTAACTGAGTTATATTTAAAAATGTTGAACTAGTAGATAATCCAAGCAATCCAAACTGATTATCACTTAACTTATATACAAATACAGTTTTAGGTAATATTTTTGATCCAAGAACGGCCGGAGAGAAACTTACAAAATCAAAACTTGATCCACCCAGGTAAGTTCCGGCTATAGATACTATAGAGGTTGTGGCATATCCCACACCGCCTTGGACAACATCAACTACTGATACATATCCAGAACCATTTCTCGTTACATTGAAAATTGCTCCATTTGTATCTGTAGAAGGAACATTTAAGTATGTTTCATTTGCTCTAGTTTGAATACCTGTAGGTCCTACTGAAGATATTTTAAAAGTTAAATCGTTTGTTGGTGTCACTCCACCGAGATAAGTTCCAGCGATAGAAACGGTTTGTCCAACAGAATAACTTCTTCCACCTTCCATCAATATGACTGATGTTGAAATTGGTTGTCCGGTTGATGAATTATAATTTATAAGTATATTAAATCTTGCATTAGTTCCAATTCCAGCAGTACCTAGTCCTACAGCTTGTAAATACAGTTTAGAAGTTGGTCCAACTGGAGATAATACTGTAGAAACTCCTGTAACTGAAGTTGTTATAGCAACGGAATATCCATTTTCAAAAATTGCAGTACCTGTTAGTTTATGCACTTGCATTAACACCGTAGCACCAGATCCAACATAAGAAGTTGTAGCTATTCCTATTGGACTTCCGTCAGAGAAATTATAATCAAGTTCTTGACCTGTTTGATAATTATGATTAAAAATAGTCAGTGTATTACTAGAAAGAGAAATTACATTTTCAGATGCAGAATTAAAAACATGTTTAAAAAGACTTGTTCCTTTATTTTTCAGTTTAAAGGTAGTAAGTCCAACTATTCCACCACCCAATGTAAGTGACGGATATGTCATAGTTGGAGCAAAAGATGTACCTAATCCAATAATAGTTGTTATAATTCCTACATAGTTTCCTAAAGAAGTTCTAACATCAGCACAATCAGTTGTTCCATAATTTTCAGTTGGAATACCAGAAAGACTACTATTACCTATAGCAACCGTTAAAATACCAACTAGAGTATTAATATTCGTCTGGATATCTAAGTATGAATTAGTAGTTGTATTGACCCCAGTTAAAGGATCTGGTTCTATAGTCAAATTTCTTGCATACAACTGATTTGTAATCGCTTGCTTCATAAAATATTTGGAAGTTTCAAACACCAATATTGATTGAGATTCTTCTCCAACTAATCCATTGGTCAATGCAACACCAGCACCATTAAAATATTTTTTAGTATTATAAATTGTGTGTTGATTAGTACCGTAGGAAATATCTTGAGCAACACCATCTATAATATATCCAAGATCTCTAAAACATTTTAGTCCACCTGTATTATATGTTCCAGGATTTGCGATGGGAAGAGTTGCTGTCGATCCAACAGAAATAATAGTACTAACTATTCCAACCAAACTTATAATGGTATTTTGTACATCTGTGCAAGCTGCGGTTGAGGTTATTGCTACGTTTCCACCCCCACCTCCAAAAATTGTTGGTCCAGGAGTAGAGTTTAAATTTTTTAAGGTTAATCCATTTGTAACTGCAGTTCTCATTAAAGTCTGAGCTTGACCGAATGCAAATGTAGATTCAGCTACCTCACCCACTAATCCGTTTACAATGGGCAATCCGTTATCAAAATATTTTAATACAAATAGACGAGAATAAGCATTTCCGCCCGTGAATAGATCAAGGGAGATAGCATCAACCAAATATCCTAAATCTCGTTTACAGGAAACTTCAGTAGCAGCTATTGCTGGATAAACTGCAACTGTATTATTCCATGCAGTGTTGACAATTTCAGTTCTATTAATTTGTATCAATTGGTACGCACGATAATATCGTGATCTAGAATTAGTTTGACTATCTCCTGGGAAATAAAATCCTGTTGGGAATCCAACCGCAACTGCCGATAAAGATCTGTCTTGAATTTCTCTCTTATTGAGTAAAATTAAATTGCGAGCATTTTTAAATTTTGTAGATGTAACATTTAATGGATCTTGAATAATTTCAAAATTAAATTTTTGTGCAACAGCAGTTTGATACAGTGTTGGGGGAGTTTGATTATTGATTATATATTGACCAATAAATTTAACATAATTATAAGCAAATAAAATTCGATCAGTTTCAGCTGAAGTATATGAATATCCGGCATTCCAATAAGAAAGTCCAGCTTCTACGGATAAATTATTGGAGTTATATTTTAGATCATGTGTTACAGCGTCAACTATGTAACTAACATTATATGTTGTGCTTAATCCAATATTAGGATAATTAAATTGAACAAAGGACAGAACTTCTTGTTGAATAAATTCATTATTCAATTCTAAGAGAGAAGCAGCATCGGCATATCTACCATTTAAATATACTTCCGTAGTACCAGTAAATTCTGGGCTAATATCATCTATTCTTAATACTTTGTTTGTTTCATTTAAAATATATGGTTTGAGCTCAACTCCTTCAGTAAAGAAAATTTTATCTGTAGATCCATCTGGATAAAGATCATCTTCATAAACTAGTGCATAATTTTTTATTGATGCAAAATCAACTTCACTATCAATATTAAATAAGAGTGATGAACTTGAACCCAATAATTTGGGTTTCATATTTTCCGATTTTGAAATACCTACTAAAACTTCATTAGAAGTTGGTTGAGTATATAAAGTATAATCTGAAAATTCTTGAAATCCAGATGGATGAACGATTGATCTTACAGATTCTCTCCATGTTGAATATGGAACATTAGTTCTTAATGAATAAGAAAACTTCTGATAATAAAAATTATCAGAAATTCTTTGTTGAAACTCATTTAAAATACCATCGTTATTTGAAGAATTTTCTTTATCTCTAATTGCACCTAATGTTGAATTTAGTTCAAAAGAGCTAAGATACTCAACAACACCGGTAATTTTTGAAGTTTCTCCAAATAATGAATCTCCTATTTTAAAGGTTCCAGAAGAATCGATAATTCTCATCTGATTTAATTTATCATCCCACCCGTTTTCCATTATTCTACCACTAAATCCAGGCGAAACTACCTTCTCAGAAGATTGATATGTAACATCGTCTTTTAAGACCATTTCAAAAGAAGCCATATCTTTTTTATTAATTACGTAACCTCTTCTTTCATCATCATATGTTCCGAAACTTCCAGTGGATATTCCAGACATACTATAAGTTATGGTATTATTTGAAGTGCTTACTCCAGTAACAGTGAAGAAAGTATAATCATATGATGAGGAATTAAAATTTGCTAGTCCACTAGTTTGACTAGTTAGAGTACATTTTTCAATAAAAATTTTATCCCCAATTGAAAATGGAAACTGTACTATAGTTGATCCATATCCAATATTAACTAATGGATATGAAATTGGTGTATTTAATAGTTCTATCGTTACGTCATTACCAGATATAGTGAAAGCATCTATTTCATATCCATTGGAATTATAAATTGGAATTATTTCTAATGGAGAACTAAGAGATGTGGAATTTTTTATAATATCAACTTTAACTATAGACCCTCCACTAATAGATGATTTTAATTCAATATTTCCACCATTTTTTACAAATAAAACAGGAGCTGTATTATATTTTTTACCCGCATTTAAAATTTCTATTTTATCAATTGTTCGTATATTTTTTATTCCACAAACTATTATTGAGGATAATTGTGCAGATAAAGTTGGGTCAGTAGGATAATCAAATCCATCTTTTATTCTTGTTAATGTTTCAATTTTTCCAATATCATTGGATATTAACTTAAGAACAGCATTGTTTCCGGAATCAGATACAATCCTAGAAATAGTTGGTAATTTTAAATATCCTCTACCACCAAAATTAACTTTTACATCTTCAATAGGACCATCTGCATTTTCAGATGTAGTGGTATAACTTATATTTGCACTTGGTAATATTTGTAGTTCAGTATCAGTTAAATTCTTTACTGAATTAAAAGAAAAAGCATTGTCACTATTAATTAAATCTATATTAATTTTAGTATTTAATTGATGTTCGATTACAGTAATTTTATTGAACGATACTACTTCTTCATCAGTTGATATTTGATTTTTAGATTGATCTAATGGACTTATTGGATTTAATTTATAATATAAAACTTTTGGAAACTCATTAACATTTGTGTTAATAGTTATTGAAGCGTTTGTTTGTCCTGGAATTCCAGATCTCGTAATAGCAAATCCATCGTTAAAAAGTCCAATAAATTCTATTTTTCTAGTGAAATTGCTATCAACATAAAAGTCAAGTGACATATCAGATAGTGAGGCATCAGACAAATCAAAAGATATTATAGATCCCTTGTAAGGAGTTATTTGTGGATTAATAATTTTTATTGATTGTGAACCTCCAGATGAAGGAGATGTTATATCAATTTCTTTAGAAATGAAGATATCACTTTCATATTCACAAAAAGATATAATATCTACATCTTTTTTAAAAATATAATATACTCTTCCATTTGTTAATCCACCTAATGGATTATCAGCAAAATAAACAACTTTTGTTCCATTTTTTATATTTCGGAAAGAAGTATTTTTTATAGAATTATTTGAAAGTGAAACGTTTGAATTATTAAAAGTATATTGTCCAATTAAAACTTTTCTATTAATTTTATCAAAAAATAATTTATGTGATTCAGTTAAAGTACTTAGAATTTTAAACTCAACTTGGTCACCAACAGATAGACCATGGTTTTCCGATGTGGTTACAATTCCAGAAACTCTGTTTACACTAGCAGTAAGATTTTGATTTTGAGTTGTAAGTGAATGTGCCGATCCAACAACTCCAAAAGCTTGGTCTATGTTCCAAAATTCTACACAGGCCAAATCTGTACCTATACCTGTAGAAGTTGTATACCCAACTGTTGATATACCTATGTAATCTTTTCCTAGATTTACAGCATAAACTGTTTGATTATTAACAATAGTAAAAGATACTCCAGAACCAACCTTATTGATATACAAGGGTGTTCCACTAAGTCCAGCATTATATGTCAGGGGTTGACCTGTGTAGAATTTGTGGTTTGGTAAATAAATTGATTTTGCAGGTATGAATCTAGATTCAAAAGAAGTGGTTCCTAATCCAACTACAGTCCTAGTTATTCCAGAAAATCCTGTTCCAACAGATTCTTTTGGATCGAAAAATGTAGTTGTATTGGGAATAAAGACTCCAGCTATTGGATTTTCAGTTTTAAAGGTAAATTTCTTAGGAAGAAGAACAACATCATCTATTCCAGAAGTATGAACTCCCGTATTGGAAATTCTGTTCACAAAGAATCCAGATCTTTGTGGAGAAATTCCAGTTATTAACAACGTTTCTGTTCCTATTCCAATAAAATCATTTACAGAAAAACCAGAAATATCTTTTACTTTTATAAAAGTAGATATTCCAGTGACTGCTTGTGTAGGAATACTTTCTATTAATTGAACTACCTTATCATTAACATTAATTTTATATAAACCTTCTAACTCAATTGCAGATATTGTAGAAACTCCAGAAATAGTTACTGGTTCTAAATTATAAAATTGATGAGGTGTATCAAATTGTGCTTCAATCTGATTATATTTGGGGACAAAAACTACATTTGAAAAAGATTTCGATTGTACGGAGATATTTTTAATTTCCTTTCCCTTTAATTTTGATATTACAATATTGGCTCCAGTTCCACCTGAACCTTTATTATCCAGAAGAATCAAATCATTTACTTTATAATTGTGGCCAGGAGAAAATATTGAAACGTCTTGTATTGTTCCAGAATTTAAATTTGTAATTTGAAATTCTTGTTTATAATTATCGGAAACATTATCTATGAGTCCATAAGATGATCTTGAATAATTTAAATAGTATGGTCCTACATTTCTTGTGACTTCATTTGTAAAAAAGTCATATCCTTGATTATATATTGGTAAAAAGTTTTCTTCTAATGGTATATTATTAAATGTTGGTCCAACAATATATGGATATCTATTTTTTGCTACTTTAGAAATGTCAATATCAACACTGTAAAAATATGCATAAACTCCATCAGGATATTCTGGAGTTACACAAAATCTCCCATTATGTTCATCAAGATCTCCAGAACCATCATACACATAATCATTAACAAAGTATCCTGCTTGAAAACTAGATGGTCTAATATCTGGATCTGTAACCGCTTTTAATACATAACTAGTTTTTATTTGTCGTATTGCTCCTCCAGAAGCATTTCCATATCCGTAAGGTCCATATATAGGGTTTCCATCATAAGCATATCCAAATATAGGAGAATGTCGCAGTTCTCCTGAAGTTTCTTTATTAGATGCAGTAAAATTATCAGAAAGTTGATATCTTAATTTTTTTGGAATGTAGTATGAACAAACTTGCAGTCCTAACTCTTGATTTTGAGGGTCTAAAAGAATAGAATCATCGTTTTCATTGGTATAATTTTGAAATTTTACTACTTGATCAACTTTCCATTGTTTTAGATTTGCCAAAAACTTTGCACTCTTTCCTCTATTTTCCAGTCTTATACTTGTATTTGATATGCCATATCCAACTCCACCATCAATTATATTGGTTTGAACTAATTTTCCTTCAGAATTAATAATTGGTTCAATTTTAGCAAAATCTCCATCACCTGTAATGATAATATCAGAGTCTTCCCTATACCCTTTACCACCATTGGTTATTTTAACATCCACAATTTTACCATTAACAACAATAGGAACCAAGGAAGCTTCAGATTTTATACTAGATACTCCTACAAAAGGTCTCCTATGAAAATTTACTATATCTGTGCATCCGTAAGAAACCCCACCAGTTTCCAAATAAATATCTTCTATTTGTCCCAGAACTACCGGTTTTAAGATCGGAGAAATTATAGATGTGGATCCCAAAGAAGAAGTAGCTTCTACACTTATTGTTATAGGCGGGTATCCAATAATATGTGTTCCGACTCCAAGAGACTCAAATTTAATATATTTTTTATTTACATAATTATCAGTGGTTAAACTGGAAATTCCAACTCCAGCGAAAGAAAGTTTAAATTTATTTTCATCTAAAACTTTTATATAATAATAATGGGAAGTATTGAGTCCAGATATTGGTGTTCCCGTAGTAGAATAAGTAACAAGTTCAACATCTGAAAATCCGTGATTTGGAGCAAAAACATATGAATCAAAAGTATTGATTCCAATAGTATCATTATCAAATGATAAGACCGATAAAACTTTTACTTTTCTGTTTGAATATCCTTGTCCAGGATCTTTAACATAAATCTCGGTTATTGTATTTTTACTTTTTAAGGTACTAAAATAATGAAATCCAGAACTAACTCCAATAATATTAACTTCATTAATTTTCTTTAGAGATTCTTCTTTTGTTGTATAAAGTTTAATTTTACTATCACTTACTATTCCAACATAATAAGATGACCCATTTACTAATCCAGGCACGTCTAAATTAGTATTTGAATCATATACTATCTCTTCCCCATCTTCAAAAGCAATATTTGTTAAGAACGAAATAATATTATTTGTATCGTCAACATTTATTTCTGATTTAAATCCATAAGATAATCTTGATTTCACTAAATTCGATTCTAATGAACAACCCGCTCCATTACCACCAAAAATATTAATTTTGGGTTTAGATTGATATCCTATTCCTGGAGAGATTATTTTTATTTTTTCAACTTTACCTGATAGATTTGCATGAGCTTTTGCGCCGAGTCCTGATGAATCTATAATTTCAATAGTAGGAGGATTTACAACATCATATCCAACTCCTTTATTAGTAACATCTATAGAATCTATAGGTCCGTAAAAAATATTTTCATCATAATATGTTGAAGATAATAATTCAACACCGTTTACCATTAAACCTACTTGTTTGTTATTTGTAGTTCTCTTACTAATATCGTCAGCAGAAGAAACTTTTGTTGGAGTAAATGGAAACTTTTTAAGAATTTTTTGGTGATTTAAAGTTTTATTTGCGAATCCACCAATAACTATAGTATCTGAAGAAATTCCTGATTTAGCTTCAAGATATTTCTTGGAAAAAATATCTGATTTACTAAATGATAGTTTTATATTGTTTGGATCAACAGAAGTGACATAGTAGTAACCGGTGGATATTCCAGAAGAATTAAAATTATTTGTATTATAAAATATTAAATTACCATTTGAATAGTTATGACTTGGAACATAAAAAGTTGACGTAAATCCTTGAAATTCTGCAGGTCTATTTGATTGTACAAACGTTTGTACGGTTCTTTTATCATCGGTCACGTAAATTGTATAATTTGGCAGTCCCGAAGAAGTCACATAAAAATACTTATTATCTTTACCCAAATAACTATTTTGAACTCCAGTAGGATATTTTACAATATCAGGAAAATAATTAGTATAGTGATTTGATTTATTAATTGTTTTTTGTATACATTTAATTTTATTTACATTTATACCTACTTGTGTAAGTTGCACCAATATTTGATTGGAATATTTTTTAATCTGATCAGAAATAGGAAACTCGATGCCTATAATTTCAGCCTGAACAAAATTAGAGTTTTCATCAAAAACTAATATTTTCTCTTGGTTATATGCAGATATTTTATCATATAGAGTAAATCTAAACTTATTTGAACTTTGTTGTTCAGATAATTCAACATCATGTTTTGTTGGAATATTGTATATCCATGAATTAAATCTCACATCATCCAATAAATTTTTACCAAAAGAAGATAATTTAATTTTATCCCCTACTCTTAGATTATTAGTAGTTTTATAATCAATATCTTGAATAACATTTACGACTCTAAATTCTACTTTAGAAGTATTTCCAAATCCAACATAACTATAAGCAAATTTATCTTCTACTAAGAAAAGCCCATAATTTAATTTTTTTGTTACACCAGTTACTCCTAAAAATTGGGTGGAAGTTTTATCCGTATAAAAAATTTCTATAAAGTCTGAATTTTCGGGTTTGACTAAAATTTTTCCAGATTTTTCAAATCCAACAGTAGAATCAACTATAATATTGTTAGCTCCCACTTGAACATCTTCAAGTATTTTTGTTTGGCCTGTAGCTCGAAAAGTTCCAGAGAGGGAAGATGAATCTAAAGAAATTTCATATAAATTTTTACCTGATACTGGTCTGAATTCTATATTAAAGATAGAACCGGTTGCGGTTGAAATACCAGTATTTTGAAATAAAAAGTTTCCTTTAGTGTTTACTGGATCTGCTCCAGAAATTTTCTCTACAAGAATATTTTTAGTAACAAAAAAAGTATCTGAAGATGGTTTTAATGTAAAATCATTTGGTTTTATTACATCAATATCACTTCCATACAATACTTTGAATAAAAATTTATAAGAAGAATCTGTACCTTTTGAAATATAAAAATTTCTTGCATTTAAAAGTACATTTTCTATCGAAACATTTTCATCAAAATTTCTATTTTCAAATCCAAGGAAAAACTCATACTTAAAATTCTCATAGAATTTAAGTAAAAATAAATTACTTAAATTAATAACCTCAGATCCGGAAGAATGTTCAGTTGCTGAAGTTTTAGAAAAATTTAAAAATTCAGAATTTTCAAAAGATTCTATAGAATCAATTCCAGAAAATCCTCTGATACACCCAGTAAACGTATTTGTCGTTATACCAGTATATGTGATGATTTCATCATTAATTTTTAATAATCCATATGTATCTGGCCAACCATCTGTACTATCTACTGTTATAGTGGTGTCATATGTCAATAGATTACTACTTAATTCAGTTGCCGCAACCAATTTTAGTGGGTTGAATTCACTTGTACTTTTATACTTGTTTATATTTGAAGCTAAATCAACCGTTCCAGACTGATGTTCTAAAGATTTGTAATATTGTCTTAAAAACTCAACAAATAATGGAGAGTCTTCACTTAGAAATTGGGGAATTTGAGATTCTATTATAGAATCAATTTTTACTCTTTTAATTTCTGACATTTTATCTAGTATACTGTCCGTTTAGATAGCTTGATGTTGAAACATATTGTGTAGCTGAAATATTTTCACCTGAGGTAATACTATCTTCAATCATATTTACCACTGATTTTTGTATATCAACTTGAAGATATAAATCTTTCAATCCAATAACATCATTGGATTCGGGAATAGCTTGAACTTCGATTACTCCACTCTCTGTAGTTGAATCTATTATATTTACCACATTCAAAAGTATCTCTCCTTTTTTATAATCAATAGTTCCAGCATTTGCAGTAACTATCGTAGGAACATTATTTGTCAATTTAAAAAAGAATATTCTTCCAAAATTTGTCGTTTTAGATGTATCTAATGTTCCCGCTGTTGCACTATCTTGTACTTGTACATCCGCCATATAAATTATTTCTGAAGTTCCAAATATTTTAAATCCTGTTGATTTAATGGAGTATCCATTTTTTTTAATATGTATTCTATTTCCAAAACATAACTCATATGTTGCAGCAGTGTTTAATTTTGGAATTAAATCTCTCCTCATTCTAACTTTTGTTATATTCGATGTTACTGCTTTATCGGAATCATCAATTAATCCAACAACCTTACTATATTTGAATCTTCCGCCAAAACTATTAACATCAGAAGATTTTGAGTATGTTGTTAAAGTATTTAAAATTTTTCCTCTGATAGATTCTGGACGAGTAGACCTATTTACGTTGTAATAAACGGAAGAATCTATTTCAACATACAAATATGACAAATCAACAATTTCTGGCTTAATGCCAGCTATTGAATATTGTTTTAATGATCTGGATATTTCCTGTTTTGTTAAAGATGATAAAAATTGCCCATTTCTTGGTTTTATAGAAATGAATACTTTACCATATTCAGGTGGATCCAACTCTTCTCCACCATAAGCAGTCACAGAATCAACATTTGAATATATGTACGGTATCAATCCCTTATAGTCATTTGCTGTTACTGCTCTATACTGAGAAGCATAAACTCTTGGAGCCAAATATTTAATTGAATCAATATTTTCAATTTCATCACCATTTTGTGATGGAAACTCAGTAAGAGGTAAAGAAACTCCAGAAGAAATTTCTTCAAGATTATTATCTTTCAATATTCCGGCAAAAGTAAAATTATTTGCACCATTACCAGAAGTACCACTCGTAACAATATAGCTAACTTCAATTCTGCTTCCATCTGGAGGTCTTTTTCCTAAAATATCATCCCCAAATCTAATTTCATATTTTTGATCGGAAACTTCCTGAATCAAAAATATTCTAGAGTCTTTATTAATGTTTAAAATATTATTATAAATTGTATAAATTTCAGTAACTTGATCTGTAACTTTAATTCTAATAGTAGTAGTATCAATATTTGGATTTGGTAAAATAAATCTTTGATTTTTTTGGGAATAATCCATTATAAAAGTACTAGTTAAATATCTCCCCTCATATACTTCTAAATTATTAAAATGTGCAAATCCATCACCTTCTATAGGAGTGGTTACATTTTCTGGAATTGAAAATATAAAATTGCCACCAACTACAGCCCCTAATACAATAGTGCCTGCATAAACAGTAACTGTTCTAGAATTGTTATTGTTTCTCATATCCACTGAGAAACTTATTTTTGTCCTTGAAGATCTTCTTGACCTAGGAACATAACCTATATTACGAGCCAGTGAAACAACATTTTCTCTAAGAGTTGCACTATCTAAGAAAGTTTCATTTACTGCCATATTCGTATTATAGGCAGTAATATAACTATTGTATGCTAAGAGATCAATTAGTGTAGAAAAATTAGATCCTTCAAAATCAAAGTCGGTGAACTCACTATTTGCTCGCAAATAGTCTTTGATCTGTATTCTTAGATCGTTAAAGTCTAAATTTGTGAATTGATTAAATGACATTAGACTCTAGTTGGTTGTAATATGAAGTCTACTGTTTGAGGAGGAATTGATAATCCAATAACATCGTAAGATATTGCAATATTTAATTCATTAGTATAATCTGGATAACTAACTTCAACAGAAGATATTTTAATTCTTGGTTCAAAATTCTTAAGCAAAATTTCAATATCTATTTGTAAAGATCTAGCTAAAGGAATTGATTGAAGTTCAAAAACTGAACTTTCAATATTAGTTCCTATAAGACTATTAAAAAATTTTTCTCCAATTCTAGTTCTAACTAGATTAACTACAGATTTTTTAATAGCATCAGCATCATTTAATGATAAAATATCATTAGTTACAGGATTTCTAGTAAATGAAAGACTAATGTCTCTAAATTTTCTAGAAATCCTTCTCATCACTCAAACTAAGGGTATTTATTATATGTATAAGACCTTTTACCACTTTTTACCATAGGTTGGTTCAGTTCCGTATGACCAATCATCATAATCTTCATCATTACGAATCTGCTCATGTAGTTGATTTTGCGTTTTTATCCGCTCAGAGAAGAACCCATACCCATAAGTATAGTGTCCGCTATAATCTTTACCTTCGAAAGTCACTAATTTTGCTTCTAAATCTTCAATTTTCTTCAAAAAATCGTCAGATCCATAATCAGTGATCAATTTTGTGGTCCCCCACGTTTCCTTCATGTAATTCGAGTCTCTATCGACTGGTAAATTTGACATTTTAGCTCCTGATTTGTTAAATCAGAACTTTTTACGGGGTTGCTATCCCGAAATTTCGTCTGTCATTACCGATTCGTACTCATCACCAAGTATTTTTTTAAGATATTCTTCGTTCCAATAAGTATAATACTCAGTTTTTGCTAATTTTTTGCGAATTTTGCTCAATTTTACCTTAGATTGACACAAAATTAAGTTAAATTTCTTATTATTTGTTTGAACCCCATTGATAAAAGTAGGTTGAGACGCACAATCTTCAAAAAATGTGTAGTAGGGGAACTTTTCATTATAGATATCTACCCATTTCTTAACTTGAGTTAAATTCCAAAAGTCATCTACAATAAAAATGATGACATCATAACCTGGTTCAGGTACAATATCATCAATTGGACACTCAATAATTTTATTTTTAGAGTTAGAAGCATAAGGACAAACAGAGAATCCTCCAAGTTCTTCTCTTTCTTTAGCTACATCTTTAGCCCATGATAAAATATAAGCTTCTTTTTCATTCATAATTATCCTGCTGCAAGAGGAGAATTTGGATTTGGCTTAGAAACGTAATTACTTCTTACTTGTTGTGCAACATTATAACCAAAAACTTTAGCATCTACTGGAGGAGTTTCAGGAGCATCTGCAAGATTTGGTCCTAGTTTTGGATTTAGGTCTTCTGACATTGTGGTGAAAATAATAACTTAAAATTATTTAGACTTTTTGCCTTTATTTGCTTTTGCTTGGGTTTTAATACCTTTATATCTTTTATCTGGTCGGCAAAGATTGCCCTCTCTTACTGTTCTTTGAGTTTTACTCATTTTCCTTGTCCTCGATAAGGTTTACGAGCCTTGTTACGGCTTGTTGCAGCATATTTAGTTCCAGTTCCCATACCTTGACGAGTCAGTTTGGGTTTTCCAGGTACATAACCTACATTTTTATTTAATCCACCTTTTGATTTTACTGCCATTTTTCTAATACCTCACAGTTGGTTTTACTTGCGCGCCAAAATTGCCTTCAAACGCGCCAAAACATTAATTTCTAGGAATTCGACACATAATCAAAGAATACGAGTCTTTTCATGTCCTACGCGAATCTTCGGATCACACCAGATCTCAAATCCCGCCTCTTTTGCATCAAGACAGAACGATACGTCTTCACCACACATATCTTGAACCTCTCCAGAGTCAAAGACTTGCATCTTTGGAGCGAACCAGGGATACTCTAGAGACTCAAATACACCCTTCTTAATCAGAACCCAACCAAACCCCGTATAATCAACCGTAAAGGGCTTACGGCGCTTCTGCATAGTCTCTCCGGTCTCATGATTCATCACTCCACCATTGTTCCTAAAGTCATCTTCTTCAAGCCAATGAGCAACTGAAGTCGTTTGACCATCTTCAGTCATATACCAACCAGCCGCAATATCCTTATCCATTGCGACAAGACGATAAAACTTCTCGGTATCAAATACAATATCGTTATCAATCCAGAGTTGGTAATCATAGTTGAGTTTACCATCCCAAGGAATCTGTTTTGGACCACGTAGAACGTTTGCACCAAGACACTTGCAACGTGCAAAGTTTACCATGGAAGAGTAATCCTGTGAGATTTGAATACTTGCACCAGATTGTACAAGATCAAAACACAATTGAACAAAATTCTTTAAAAAGATATAAGAACATGAACGACCAGGTAAACAAAATATAATATTTTTACCTTTTACCAACTCTTTTGCAGACTGTAGATCGAAATCTTCTTCGTTCTTTTTTGGAGTTGGAGCTGTAGCTTTAATTGTAAATCCTTTAGACATAAAATTAGAATTGCAATGTTTTCATTATACCACCACAAGTCAATTCATGCAATGGTTTCTGATTTATTTAGAATGTTAAATTAAAGACATTCTTCATCAATTTTTGATAATAGATCTTCAATTTCGTTTTTGAGAGATTCGTTAATTACTAAGACTTTATCAACATCAAGACGATATTGAATACAGTCGATCAGTAAATCTTTTTCCTGATAATCCAACTTAAGTTCCATATATTTAATGATTCATTTCAAACATTATATAGGATTTTTATTTTTTCAATTTTGTTCTGGAACATATCGAGCAATAGATCCAAGATATCTTCCTGGCTTTGTAATATCTTTAGTTACATTACTATATGCACCTACAGTAACATTGTCAATAATTGTTGTTTTACTCAGTACTGAGGATTTGAATTTAAATATACAATTTTCCCCAATATTTGTTTTACCTGCGATAGCAACTCCAGAGTGCAAGACACAACACCGGCCCATATTCACATGATGTGCAATTAGACAATAACTTTCAATCCAACAATGATTTCCAATATCACTTGCATATAACGCTGAACTGAATGCACCAATGAGTACACCTTTGCCTAATTTACATGTTTCTGGAACTAAACAAGTATCGTGTACATAGGTAATACAATCTAAATTCAAATTATCAATTTCATCACAGATAATTTTTCTTAGGTCTGTATCAATACAAAATGCAACAAGATATTGATAATCAGACTTATTCGTTAACTCTAAAAATAATTCTGGAGTAATTACATCTATTTGATTCTTCGATTCTGGTAAAACAAAATTTAATGCTGTCTCGACCATTGAAGATTCTGGATAGCCAATAAATTTAACTGGCTTATCATTTTCTAAAATCATACTTTATCTGAAACTGAAACTTTAAAATGCTCTAAGGCTTTTTTAATTTTACCATGATTATATGTTCTTTGGCATGTTTTATCATGCATAAAATTATCCAGTCGATCTACATTATCTTTGAATCTTTTTTCATTATCGTGCCATAACTCACTGATATTTGTTGATCCATTCAATAATGTTTCATTTCGATCAATTGCAGCCGCAAGTCTTTCAAATGGATTCTCAATCTCATCATAACTATGATCAATAATATCATCAAACGTATCGATATCCAAATAGCTTTTAATTCCTTTTACCATCCCAGGCCCATTCAGATAGATTGGAAAATTTTGGCCATAGATCGATTGTAGTTCTTTTTCGCTGAGTAATGGAGATCTTTCAAAAAAGATTGATCCAGGTATAATTTCAATTCCAACATTTTCATAAGCTGGTTTTATATTTGTATTGTAATTATTTGCAACTCGATCATCATTTTTTGCAAAGTCATCAATGGATAATAAATTAAAATCTTTTTCTTTAAACCGTGTAAAACCTTTTGTTAAAGTTCTTTTTAACTCATTTGACAATATTGCTACATCTGATATATTTTTATATTGAGGAAAGGTTGAAAGTGTTGATTCATCCATTCTAACTGAAATATCACCATTTCGATAATAATCTTTAGATAACAAATAACATATTGCTAAAATTTTATGTAATTTAGTATTTCGATTTAATGATATCCATCGATTTGAAATTTCTTTTTTTTCAACAGGAGTAAAATTACTTGCAAAACTTGTAGGTATAATTGAATCAAAATATAAATTAGGAATATTAAACTGTTTTTGAAGATCTAAATGAACATTGAATATAATAAAATTTTGTTCTGAGTGATTTTTACAAAATTGCGTGATCTGTTTTATATCCAGATTATCATATTCATCGACTATTGAATCCATGATATTTAAAATCACAACTCTACTACTAAATTCAATTTGATTTAAATCATTAAAAGATGTTCCACTGGCGTAAGGACAATACAATAATTGATAACATTCGATATTTTCACCAATTTCATGCGTATCCAAAAAACTTTCAAGTGTATCGTTAAATGGTACACCTACAAATGAAGATAATGTGTTAATTCTAGAAATATTTTTGGAAGATTTCTTTTTCATTTGATAGTCTCATTGAGAGTAAAATTCTTGGCAATTCTTGATTTAAAATTCGAACGCTATGAAGTTCTTTGACATTCATTAATGTTGGAATATCTAAGACGTATTTATCTATTTCGTTACAATCATTCAGATCATAATATGTCCCTGTCCCCCATCGGTGTGAATGAAGTACTCCTTTAATATCTTCATTCTTTTTTTGATAGAAAACTGTTTCTGCACTTTCTCCATTTAAAATAGGCCAATTTAATCGAATTCTTTTTCCAGTTGATGAATTACCCGCATCTGTGTGTATTGGAACATGAGTATCTATATCTACAAAAAGATATGATGCAAATATAACCTCAGAGTTTAATTCTTTATGAATACATTCAAATAATTCTGGAATATTTTTTTTAAATTCTTGAAGGTTTTCTTCTGAAATTAAATTGTAAAATAATTTTTCACTTCGATTTATAAACTGAATCACATAAGGACTTATAGTTTCTTGAATACTGTCAAAGTTATTAATATCAAGTTTCTTGTAATACACGTAAATTATTATGTGTTCCCTGTGATATTTAGGGGCCGGCAAAAAAAATTTTGAATACGAAAGGCTTTATGAGCGCTTTTTGGGGTCGTTATAGATTAGGGTAGTGAGCGGTTTTATATACGGGGGCCACCGCGCCCCGCGCTAACATAAACCGCGCACAAAACCGCTGCTCAAACTGCGCCAGCTACACGAGCATCGCTGCTCCTCCTAGGTCTATTCGTGTCCCCTCCAAGTGCTCATAAGCCTCAGAGGGGACACATAAGCCCTCAGCCGCTGGTCTTGAAGTATGCTGCACCGTTGCCCTCAGTGATAGCATTCTGTGCATGTGTGGCGTGCCCATTGTATGCCTGACCGCGACGGTTAGTGTTAGTCCGAGGGCCATTCGTGCGGCTCATGATCAGCTCAGATTTCTTAGCTTTACGGGTGGGTAGCACAGTGTACTTAATCTGCCCCTGCACATCAGCAACCAGGAGATCCAGTTTGCTTGCTTTGGAGATGTCAATGTTGGTCATGAGATTGTTAGCGAAGGTGTGTTGGAAAGTATAGACGAATGATCAAAGATCACTCATCATTTCATTCATCTCGACATCACAGATCTTGTCATCATCCCAGCTAACCCCATCAGGAGTTTGCATCAGATGACGACCAATCTGGCCCTCAGTCATACAACGAACGAACTTAGCCCATGGGGTCTCAGAGTCACCACAGAAGGTCACACAAGCCTTTGCAGTGTTATACAGAAACTCATCATTGCCAATCCACAGAGCAGCATTCCAGGTTTCGTAGTTAGCCCAGCCGTTGTAGGTTGTCATGGTGGTTTGAGTGGTTTTGTTCATATGGCTAAGATACAGGT